GCTACCTATCCGGCCTCCACAACGCTTGGCCAACTTATGTATTCCTCATCGGCAAATGTCATAAGCGCCTTAACTGTTGCCAATGGCGGTGTTCTTGTGACTTCATCTAGTGGTGTTCCCTCTGAAGTTGCTCTGGGACTCAGTCAAAATATCATTGGTAGGGCAAGCGCTACTCCGGGGATTGCAACGACTCCCGGCATCAATCGTCTCCTGAATGGTGACTTCCAAATCTGTCAACGCGGCGCTGGTGGCTCTGCCTCCTTTGCCATGTCAGGCATATACATGCAAGGCCCCGATAGGTGGCAAGTCATCGGAGGAGGTTCCGGTGCCTGTACGATGACGCAGACTGCGGGTGCAACCAGCGGTTCCTATCTTTTGCAATGTCAAAGAGCGAACGGAAATGCCTCAACGCAAACCATCCTCATTGGTCAAACTCTGACGAGAGATATGGCAATTGGCGCCGCAGGAAAAGTTCTTACTATAAGTTTTAAAGCTCTTATTGGGGCTAACTTTTCAGGTGTCAGCAATGCTTTATCCTGTTATGTCGTGACAGGAACAGGCAACACAGATGTCTCTTATCTCACGACTGGATTCACGGCTCCCGTGAACGTTGTTAACAACGTATATACCGTTTTGAACTCAACTCTGACTAACTATGCTCTCCAATCAACCACATTGGCATCAAACGTCTCTCAGATTGCTATATTATTCCAATATACACCCACTGGGACAGCGGGTGCGGCGGATTATTTCCAAATCACAGATATTCAGTTAGAGGTCAGTCCAAATCAAACATCATACCAACGGCGGAGCTTTGAGTCTGAATTGAAGGAATGCCAGCGTTTCTATTATAAGACTTTTGCCTATGGAACGGCACCTGCTCAGAACTTGGGTGTCGGAACATCGGAGGCTACATGGCTCCAATCAACGGGAGCCTCATTGAGCAACTTTTCGCAATCTCTCATTTGGCCAGTTCCGATGATAGCAGCGCCCACAGTGACATTGTATAGCCCAGCAGCAGCCACAGCTCAGGCTTACAATGAAACTCAGGGCACGGCCTGTACATCGACGACAGCTTATAGATTAACAGCCAACAATACAGTGATACAAGCAACGCAAGCGGCATTAACGAACTTTGGTCAGCTCTGGGGCGTTCACATGACTGCTGATGCAGAACTAGTATAGAGGGAAGATATGGCAACAACAATTACATCTCTTGGAAACAAAATGCCATTGGCCCTTACTTTGGGTGGCTTGGGGGCAGCTATTACGGCCTCTAATGGCGGAATCTTTTACTCTACTGCGTCTGTTGGGGCACTCTTGGCAGGAACAGCAACAGCAAACCAAATATTACAATCAGGTGCCTCTGCGGCTCCTACATGGTCTACAGCTACCTATCCCGCGACAACTACAATAAATCAGTTACTTTATAGCTCTGCGGCCAACGTCATTGGTGGCCTTGCGACAGCGAACAGCGGAACGCTTGTTACATCATCAACGGGCGTCCCCTCAATATTAGCTTTAGGCGCTCAACAGAGTCTTGTAGGTATCGCAAGCGGAACTCCGGCAGTAGCCTATATTCCTGGACTTAATCGCGTTCTGAATGGTGACTTTCAAGTGTGGCAACGCGGTGCAGGTGGCTCTGCCTCCTTTGCGGTATCGGCCTCAACAACGGTTTATACAGCTGACCGGTGGCAGGTTTCTGTGGGGGCTTCGACAGCAACGACTGTTGCTCAAACAGCGGGAGCTACATCAGGCTCCTATCTCTGTAAGGTCCAAAGGAACTCAGGCCAAACGGGTACGGCTGTCATGTATTTGTGTACTTCTTTGACACGTGATATGTGTGTTGGTGCCGCTGGAAACGTGGTCACTTTGAGCTTTCAGGCAGCTGCGGGTATAAATTTTTCACCAACAAGCGGAAATATTACTGTCACTGTTTATTCAGGTACGGGCTCAACGGATATATCAGGCAGGAATGGCGCCTTCACAGGAACAGCATCTCCTATATCCTCTACACAGGCTATAACAACAACTTTAACTTCATATTCCTTTACGTCATCAACTTTAGGATCAACAGTAACACAGTTAGCTGTTCAGTTCTCCTGGACGCCTGTTGGCACCGCAGGAACTTCGGATTGGGTTGAATTCACGAACGTTCAGTTAGAGGTAAGCGCTAACCAGACACCTTTCCAGCAAAGAACATTTGTCAATGAGCTGCTAGAGTGCCAGCGGTTTTATTATAAAACATTCCTCTATGGAACGGCTCCTGTACAGAATGCGGGCGTTGGAACAGGTGAAATTGCGGGTTATGTATCGATTGCGGCTGCCACAACAAACTTCATGCCAAACATTCGATTCCCTATTCAGATGTTAGCGGCACCGACTATTACAACCTATTCACCGGCGGCGGCAACTGCACAGATATACAACGAATCGGCTTCGGCTGCGTTTACGGCCACAACAGTGTTTCACTCAACTGCAACTGACCAGGTTGTTTATGGAACGGGTTCAGCAGGTGGAACGGTTGGTCAAGCTATTGGATTACATATTACAGCAGACGTCGACGTAACTTAAGGAGGTAAAAATGGATTATGTTTATTACACATTAAAGATGGCGAATGGGGCTGCTACAAGCACCATGATTTATCGTTTGCCAGATGGCGCATTCATTCCTCTAGATCCTGCCAATGGTCATTATAGAGAACATCTAGAGTGGATTAAGGCTGGAAATGTGGCTCATGAGTTCTCTTCACCAGATGATGCGCGGGCTCATCATAGCGCTGGAGCATAAAATATGTCTTTTACGATGACATACAACAATCTGGTCACAACGGTCATGAATTATCTTGAGCGTGAAGATGAGATTGTTGTGCAGTCCATGGATGCTTGGATCAAGTTTGCCCATGAGCGTATTGCCCGTGATGCGAATACCCTTCTTTTTGAACAGTACATAAGTGGCGCTCCAAATAATTTTGTCATCGGCCAATCTGTCTATCAGAAACCCGCTCGTTGGCAGAATACCATCACATTCAACATCGGCTTAGGGCCGACAAACAATGTGGTGACACCTATCCTGTTGAGGTCGTATGAGTTCTGCCGTCAATACTGGCCAGATGATTCACAGGTAGCGACCCCAAAGTTCTATTGTGATTATGGCTACAACAACTGGTTGGTGGCACCTACACCTGATGCGGCTTATCCCTTTGAGGTAGCTTATTTAGAGACTCCACAGGTCATTGATGTGGCCTTCCAGAACAACTATTTGACGGAATTCATGCCGGAAATTCTTCTCAAGGCGGTTCTTTTAGAGGCCATGTTGACCTTGAAGAACGATGAGAGATTACCGGTTATCCAACAAGATTATGTGGCTATGATTTCTTCCTGGAACAGCAAGGATGACAGAGCTAAAACCGACCGTTACACCACTAGAAAGGCTGATTAACTATGGCATATACAAATATATTTGGTGGCTCGCCCGTCCAACCCTCTAATGTGGCCTTCAGAACGATTACGATGGCCGCAAACGTTTCTCTGGAATGGCCAACATCATTTATTGATACAACCAACGTTGTGGCCCGTATCATGAATGTGAACGCAACCAACATCAACCTCAATTTGATCATGCCAGCGGCCTCTAATACAGTTTCACCTGGTGAAGACTTTCTTGTCCTCAACACAGGTGTTAACAACTTTAGCGTGACTGATAATACTGGGTTGGTTTTACAAGTCTGCACACCAGGAATTGCCTATTATTTCTGGTTGAATACAACGGCAACGATTGGGGGCACATGGAACGTCATCACCTTTGGCGCCGGTAACAACATCGTTAACCTCATTGGTTTAGTTGGAAACGGCCTCAATATCGTTAACAACTTGTTGGTCTCTAACTTCCCAAGCCGAAATGTACCAGCAACGTCAGCCGCTACTGCGAACGATAGGGCTTTCCTTCTTGTCTGGACTGGCGGCGTAGGCACTATTACGCTCCCACCTATAGCTGCGGCTGGTGTTGGTGTAGGCTTCTATTTGGCTGTTAATAACGAAGGTGGTGGAATCGTCACAGTTGCCACACCGGATGGGTCAACTATCGATGGCGTAGCCACTTGGCCAATGATTCGAGGAACCTCATCATACTTCATTGCGGACCAAAATGGCTGGAACACTCTTGGATTTGGTCAAAGGAGCTTATCAGCAGTAACGGCGTTGCTTCCTCCTTTCGATATTCAGATAGCCCAAGTTGCGGGTATTGTTACCTTAACCGCAGCTCAAGCATCCTTTAATATTCTTCAATTCATAGCGGCTGGTGGATTGAATCAGAACACGACCATCGTTTTCCCGGCACAACCAGGAATCTGGGAAGTTTTCAACAACATGATATCCCCAGGAGGATTTACGGTTACAGCTCAACCTCTAGGGGGAATAGGTGTTGTTGTCCCAATCGGTGGAAGTTATATCATTTACTCTGATGGCGTACAAATGTACATCGTTGGTGCCAACAATGGATTGCCTATACCGGTTGCTGGTGGTGGAACAGGCGTTGCAGCCTTCACACCATACGCGGTCATTACAGGTGGAACGGTGGCAGCAGGCCCATTACAGAACGTAGCCGGTGTCGGAACCGTTGGTCAAGTTCTCATCTCTGCTGGTGCAGGTGCTCTGCCCAACTGGGGAAACGTTGGCGCTAACGACCCAGCCTTGACACCTTTTCAATTGCTTGCTGGCCCCCCTGTATTGAATGGCCCTATTACACCCATTGGTAACTCTGGTAACGTTGGTGAGATATTAATCTCTGGCGGTGCCGCTGCTTATCCTTCCTGGATTACCTATGGAACCAGGCCAGGTCGCAACCGAATTCTCAATGGTGACTTCCAGATCTGGCAACGATCAGGCCCTGCAAACATCAACATTTTAACACAAGGTGCTGGTGTCTGGATCTATGCGGCAGACAGGTGGCAATGTTCAGGTGGACTTAACCAAATAGCGATTCTTGAGACTGCTGGAGCTATTGGCCATAACTGGGTTCTTAAGGCACAAAGAATTGCTCTTTCAGCTGACGTGACACCAGTTCAAGTTGGGACATCATTGACCCAATCCATGTCAAATGCGTCTGCTGGAAACATTATTACCATAAGCTTTCTGGCGACATGTGGAGCGACTTATTCATCAGCTGGAGACGTCTTGAACGTGCAAGTTGTTACAGGTACCGGTCTTGTTGACGTTTCGTTCCTCTCCACAGGATTCGTAGGCCAAGCAACGGTCATCAATCAAAACGTTGTCTTGAACCCTCTCAATCCAAACTCCTTAACTAACTTCACTTTCAGTAGTGCGGCTATATCAGGGTTCACAACCATGTTGGGCGTTGTGTTCTCATACACTCCTACGGGTGTTGCGGGGATCAACGACTATTTCGCTATCACGGATGTTCAGCTTGAGGTAAGTCCTGTTCAGACACCATTTGATAGACGGTCTTATCAGGATGAGCTGGTCAGCTGTAAATATTTCTACAACAAGTCGTTCGAATATGGGGTTTTACCCGTACAGAACGCTGGCCTTAATACCGGTGAAATATGTTGTTTAATAGGTCATGCGGGCGCCCTAAATAACCATTCGACAACCTTTGATTATCCTTATGACATGAGGGTTGTTCCTAATATTACATTATTTAACCCAGCTGCGGCTAACGCCCTTGCTTGGGATAAGACAGCGAACGTAGCTATGGGAGCAACCGCTATTCAGATGTCAACAACTAAGAGATTTACTTTTGATTCCGTTGGAAATGCTGCCAGCGCGATTGGGGACCTTATGTGTATTCACTATACAGCTGATGCGGATGTAACATAATGGCAATTGACCACATCATAGGCGTTATCGGCTCCAAACCTGGCATTGCCAGGGATGGAACCGTATATGACCGCGATAACTATATTGATGGTCAATGGTGCCGTTTCTATCTCAATAAGCCTCGTAAGATTGGGGGATATACGCTTTCGAGTCCGGGATCTACTGAGCTTGTGCGCAACATGTATGTGGTCTCAAAACAAAATACGATTGATGTATATTTGGGACGACCCTTTTCCCTTGAGGTTGTTAACATACAGCTCAACAATGCCCCGGGACTTGCTGGACCTGAGTTTACGAGAACACCCGTTGGATTTGTCCCAAATATTAATAACCAATGGACATTTGATCTCTTCACGGTTCTCTCTGGTGCTATCCCCCTACCTTTGAATGCGGCCACTGCTATAACGACATCGGCAGGAAGCCATGTCGTGACAGTCACGACATTGAATCCTTTAAATGGTCAGTTACAAAACAATGACTATGTAACGATTCAGGGAATCGTTGGCCCTGTGGACACTCTCACAACTGATCAATTGAATATCACTGCACCCATAACTTTGGTCCCTGGGAACCCTTTTCAATTCACTTATGTCACGACTGGTGCGGCTGCTGTGGGAGTAGGAGCTGGCGGAGGCGCCAATGGTACCTTTACGCCTTCCTTCTCACCTGTTGCATTAGGAGTTGATCCTTTATTAACGGCCAATGCATCTAATGTCGTTATTGTGACAGTTCCCACAACTTCTGGTCTGATTAATGGCCAGAGTATAACAATCTATGGAGCCGTTGGTTTTAACGGTGTGACAGCCGACCAATTCAATATTACCGCCCCCATTACGATTCTTGGCCCAACGACATTCTCGTATATCATCCCCGTGAATGCTGGCGGTGGTCCATTCGCTGGCGGCGGAGCGGCTGTCATATATGTTGTTGCCGGTTCCGCAACTTATATCGTCGCTGTAGCTCCTCCGAATGCAACTGATATCAATAACAACATTGAATCCCTTATCTATTGGGGAGACGTGAGAGCAACGACTCCTCTTGCACAGATTTCGACGACTTTCCAGAAAACTTCGGGCGGTATTGTCACGGTCGGTCCCTACCTAATGAAATATGGAAATGATGGCGTCGTTGTGGCGACACTCCGTCCGGGCGGAGATTGGTCGGATGCTATTGCATTCCCTGTAGCTGGTACCAAGATTGTTAAGGGTTTAGTAACTCGTGGCGGCTCTAATGCCCCTGCGGCTCTCTTTTGGTCTCTCAATTCCGTCATAAGATGTACCTTCGTTGGCCAGCCGTCGACATTCAACTTCGATACCATCCAAGCCAATACAACCATCATGTCAGCTAATTGTGTTGTGACAGTCGATAACGAATTCTACTGGATTGGTCTTGATCGGTTCTATGTCTATAACGGTGTTGTCCAGAAGCTCGATAACGTCATGAGCCGTGACTATTTCTTCGATAACCTCAACTGGGATGTTCGCTCCAAAGTGTGGGGCATGTACCTACCTCTGGATGATGAAATCTGGTGGTTCTACCCGACATTGGGAAGCCTAGAATGCAATGCCGCCATTATGTATAACAAGAAGGGTGGCTTCTGGTTTGATTCTGTCATTGGCCGTAGCGCAGGTGTTCCGCCTGGGTTCTATCAATACCCCATCATGGCTGATTCCAATAGGACTCTAAATCAATTTGCGCCGCACCCCACGACAACGGTGAATTTGGCTAATAACCCTATTCAGACTAACATTAACTCTTTCATGGTAACGGTGACGGTTCCCTCAACTGTCGGCATCAATACCGGAGACTTGGTCATATTTGCCAATATCCTGACTGTAGGAGGCATTCCAGCCGCAGATTTGAATATATTGGCTCCCGTCACTATCGTTGACCCAACGACTTTGACCTACAATGCGACTGCTTTAGCTATATCGACAGCTAATGGGGGTGGCAACACGCCAGCGACGATGACGTTTACATCGAATCTAACCTATGCGATATGGACCCACGAAGTCGGGACAGACCAAGTTGCCTATGGTCAAAACCAAGCGATCGACTCGTATTTTGAAACGAATCTGACAGCCTTCTTCGACAGCGATGTAAAGAACGATAGGCAGATGAGAATAAGGCGTTTAGAGCCTGACTTTGTCATGACCGGAAACATGACTGTGACGGTTAATTCCCGGCATTTTGCACAGACAACAGTACAGGCATCTACACCTTATACATTTATACCGGGTCAAACGACAGTCTTATTATCAAAAATAGATATGATTAACATGGGCCGTTTGATTAGCTATAGATTCGAGAGTAATACTTTAGGGGGCAACTACCAAATGGGTAAAGTTCTCTTGAGTTACGCACCGGGGGATGTGTACCCATGATAATTATCCCTCACAACATTAGCTTTGACTTATGGGCAAACCAGTTATTCATTGATCTGCCAGCTCTGAATATACCCATAGCCAATCAATTTGTTGACTGGAAGGATTGGGGCAGACGATTGATAGAAGAAAATCAATTAGTCTCAGTTCCACTTCCGAATAATTTCGATGATTGGCGAATTTGGGCAGAATATTTCATACAAACCGTGTAGAATTTTATGTATATAAAGGAGATTAAAATGGCACTACCCCCCGCACTCTTAGGCGCTCAAGGTCAAGGTCAAAACCCAATGATGGGTGGCCAAGGTCTAGCCGGTCAGGCTCAACAAGAAGTTATTGGTCAGGAAATGGCAGATGAACAGTCCGGTGATGACCGGATATTAGCTCATTTCAATCCTGAAGAATTGGCAATGCTCGATGAGGCTCAGGGTGGTATTTCCATTGATCCGGTGACGAATCTTCGTGAATACACTCAGCTTGATGAAATGCTTCAAGACCCTGAGATGCAAGATATGATCGCTGAACAAATGCAAGGCATGATGGGCGGCATGGGTGGTCAAGAGCAAGGATTCGCTCAAGGTGGCCCTGTAAATGAGCCTGGACGACCCTTAGACCCTGAGCTTGAGCAAATGCGCGAGATGGGCAAAGGCGACGACTCAGAGCTTGCTATCATCACAACGAACCTCTTCAACATGTTTGAGGAAATGAGCGGTGAACGTGTCCCCGTGAACGAGCAGACGGGTTTGCCACAATTCTTCGCATTTGCAGCAATGATTCCTCTTCTGATGACAGCGGCCTCAACTGCTGCCTCGATGTATCAAGCTAGACAGCAAGCCAATGCAGCGAAAAAGGCACAACAAGCTGAAATTGAAGCTGATAAACCACGCCATGGTTGGGGTGGAACCACTTCTGGCGCTCCTAATAATGCACCCATGTTGCAAATGCAACCAGGAGCCGGTGGCGCTATGGGTTGGGTCAATGCCTTAACTCCCCTTGTTGCTCAGGGAATGGAAGCCTATGGTCAGCATCGTGAACAAAGAGCTATGAAGAAGCATAATGCTGAACATCGTCAAGCTCATGAGGATGAATTGAAAAGACAAGGTGCGGGCTACCAAGCAAATGTTGGGGACGCAGCTCAATTCATTCCCAATATGCAGGAAGACCCTAATAATGCGGAAAGAATCCGCAGAGGGTATCTTCCTAATTTTGGACGTCGTGCTGCCCATGGTGGCTATATGCATGAGCCAAGACATATGTTCCTCGGTGGTTTCTTGGGCAAGCTCTTTAATCCAATCAATGCGATATTTGGCAAAGAGATGGGCGCAAAGATTGACCCTATCGGTAATGCTCTTGGGGGAATGTTCGGGGGAGATAAGGGCGAAAAGAAAAAGGGAAAAGGTTCTATTGCGGAAGCAGTGGCAGCCGAATTTGCCAAAAGAGGGCAAGGAAATGTTAACGTAGGCCCTGCTTTACAGCAACAACATGGCGGCGGAGCCGGAGGCGGCGGCGGAGGCGGCGGCGGAGATCCATTCCAAGAAGGTCTTGGTCGTGAAGGGCCTAATCCTCTTAATGGCAGGAATGAGAGATACAGAAGATTTGCTGAATTTGCTGGGAACGAAAGAGCTTATCGGCCTAATGAAGATGAGGGAATGTATCATCCCGGAGATCCACGTCGCGCTCGCAGAGCACGAGGTGGATTTGTAAACGGAAGATGGGAAGAAGGCGATGAGCCAGAATATATGGGAGTGAAAATTCCAGGTTTTAGAAGACGATTTGTAGAAGCCAATGGCGGCATGGGCAACGTGAACATGGGTCAGTGGGCCAACTTTATACCAAACGCTAATGGCCCTGCTGCTCAAGCCGGTCCTCAAGCCGGCCCTAACATGGGTGATTTTAGGAATGGCGCTGATGAACGTTATCGTCGCTTTAATGAATTCGCACAGAACAATCAAAGAGCCTACCGTCCGAATGCTGCGGCGGAAGGATTAAGAAACGCTGGTGGGCCACGTCAAAGACACATGGCTGGTGGCGGAACAATGCGATTTCCGGGAATGCCTGGCGCAAAGGAGAATCCTTTCCAGAGTGCTTTAGGACGTCAAGTCCAGCCTCGTGGCGGTGCTATCCAGGGTCCAGGAAAAGGTCAAGATGACCGCATTCCAAGGAACCTGCCTAACAATAGCTACATATTAGATGCGTCTACGGTGTCTGATATCGGCGATGGAAGCTCAAGAGCGGGCATTAATGAGCTGAATCGTTACTTCCAACAGCTTAACCCTCGGTATGCACCTCAACAGAGGAGCGGCGGAGGATCGATCAAGGCTCTTGTTTCCGATGGAGAATACGAGATTTCACCTGAGCAAGTAGCGGCTCTTGGCGGCGGCAATCATAATAAGGGTGCTAAGATTCTCGAAGAGATGGTCATGCGGATAAGGACTCAAAAGCGTGGTAAGGGCAAAAAGCTCCCTCCAAAGGCTAAGTCTGTTGGCGGTTACATCGCTAAGTTGAAGAATTGATAGGGAGAGAATAAATGCCAAATTACGGTGGAGCCCCCGACTGGTATGCCGGTCCCGGCGGTTGGATAAATCGATTAATGGAACAGATGAACCAATTTCGGGTTGCTCAACCGCAGTATCAGCAATATCCGGGCAAGGTCATAGCAGACCTTCACCCGTTGCAAGAGATGGCACAGCAAAGAGCGGTTGAGGAGAACCAAGAGCGCGGTGGCCTTGAGTTCCAGCATCGCCTTGCTGAAGAAGGCGCTGGAAACATCCGTGAGGCTGTTAACAATCAGAACAATATAGCGGCTAAGATTGAGCCTTATATGCAGAGAGGTGTTGCGAACCCTGTTGAGAACATCGCGCAGTATATGAACCCCTATCAGCAAAATGTAGTTGAAAACATTGCGCGTCAGGGTGGTCGTAACTTGATGGAAAACATTCTTCCAGGGGTTAATGATCAGTTCATCCGGAGTGGTCAATATGGCTCTACGGGTCATCAGAACTTGACGAACAAAGCGATGAGAGACTCCCAGGAAGCGATTCTTCACAAGCAGGGTGAGTTAATGCATCAGGGCTATGGTCAAGCTGTCGGCATCGCGCAGGGTCAGCAGGGACGCAATCTAGAGGCTGGTCGTGCTTTAGGGGCTGCTCATGAGGCTGACGTTGGTCGTAAGATGGAAGCTGGGCGGTTATTCCCACTCGTTGGAGGTGCCAGAGCTGAAGCTGACATTCGGAATATCCAGAACTTACAGAACGTAGGCGCTATGGGTCAACAGCATCAACAGGCTCAATTGAATGCGGCTCATCATGCATGGCAAGAGCGTATGAACTATCCTTATGCTCAGGTAGAGAGAGTTGCAGGGTTAGCTCATGGATTCAATGGCCAGCAAGCTTATAATCCTTATCAGCCACAAGCTCCAGGTCCTAATCCCTGGGGTGTCGCTGGCGCCCAAATGGGCCAACAATTCCACCAACGTCAAGCTGGGCAAAAGCGAGGCGGTTATATCAAGTTTGCTCAAGGCGGTTTAGCCGATCCCGCAGACTATCAAGAGCAGGAAATGCCTCAAGGGATGCCGGATGCTGAGATGGGATCTATGAGACCTCAGCAGATGAATTCAGGCTATCCTGAGCTACAATACGACCAGATGTTGGATCAAAGCACTCAGAATGCCAATAGGATGCCTTTAGGCCAGATTGATCCCAATAGAGGTCAGGGTGGAATGCTCTCACAGATTTATCAGAGGGAACCAACATATGCTCACGGTGGATATGTTCATCACATCAGACATTACGCTGCCGGTGGTGATGCTCCGACGAATCCTATCCATAAGGGCGTTAATGATGCCTTGGATACAACCCATCTAAACGCGGCGCGTCAGAGGGCTTACCAAAAGCAAAATGCTCAAACTAAAATGGCACAACAGCAGAGAATGGCACCCCAACAAGGTCAGCAGCAGCCTCAGCAATCAAATTGGGACTTCAACCAGCCTTATATGAAGGGTCAGCAGACGCAGGACTTACAGAACATGGCTCAAACAGCTTATAAGATGCAAAATCCCAACCCTGACAAAGCTTATCATATGGGGCAAGCAGCTTATCATGGCGCTTATGCAGGTCGTAAAGAAGCAGGCGTCGCCTCTTGGGGACAAGCTGTTAAGGAGGGTGGCGATGCTTTCGCAAAGGCTAGTGAAGATATCCAGCTTCGAAAAGAGCGTGGCGCCCAAATGGAACACCTCATTGGCAACACACAGCGCACGATGGCTGAGAATCATTTGAAGCATGAGTTTGCAAAACAAAAGCATCAAGACACAATGGGCATTCATCAGGCTCAACTCGGTATGCAGCAAGAAGAGCATGGTTGGAAGGGGCAGAAGTTCAAGCAGGAGATGGAAGAGGCAGCTTTAACCAAGGGCATGTTCCCAATGAATCCTAAGCAACCTTTGGTCCGCAAGAATGAGAAGGGCGAGCTAGAGATTGTTCCTATTTCGGGGATGCCTGTAGAAGAAAACGAAGCAAAGGCTGAATATAATAAAAAACATGCTTCCGAAATGGCAAAGATGAATGTAAGGGCTGTAGATGAAGCGAGAGATTCAATTGCTAAACAGAGAGAAGTTCATCATGAAATCCATACATTGAAGGATCTTCAAAAGAAGATAACGACCGGAGGTTTGAGAGGTCTAGCCTCAGAAGTAAGCCCATACCTAGGATCTGTTTTACGAGCTGGAAAGCCAGGTGACATTGATACCTATCAAAAAGTATCACAAGGCCTTGTTCTAAAGCTCGGAGATGCACTTAAGGGTTCACAGATAGCTCAAGCTAAGATTAAGATGCTCGACAAATCCAAAATGGGTCTTACAGGAACGCCTGAAGGAAACCTGAACGTCATGGAGCTTTTGGATAATCTTTCGCAGCTTGCAACAGAGAAGGCAAAATTTGTGATTAGTTCTGTCAAATCTGGTAAATCGGCGGCTGACGCAGAGATTGACTTTGGAAACTATGCTGATGCCAAACTTAAATGGGAAGATACCCACGCCAAAAATGATCCCTTTCCTGATAAGCCTGAAAAATTCGCTGAAGGCGCCCCATCTACGGATATTAAACCGGGGATGGCTAAGGGAAATAAACGCGTTGAATCTATGAGTGATGAAGAATTAGCTAAGATAGCAGGACAATAATTATGGTTACACCTGATGAAGCACGCGCAGAGCTAGAACGCAGAAGAATGGCTGGTGGGAATCCTCCTGGTGGCCCTGTTAATCCTTCTCCATTTGATGCATCAATGATTACACCAGAAATGGCAAGAGCAGAGCTTGAAAGAAGGAAAGCTTCACCAACGGCTCAAATAGCGAAATATGACAATAAAAAGGATCGAATGCGTGGTATGGCAATGGGCGCTCGCAATACATTAGGTGGCCTACTTGATGCAGCAGATTTTGTTTTGACACCCGTTCGTGAAGCTATAAATCTTGCCCCAGAGGCTGCGGGTTCTAATTGGCGATTAAAGCCAATGGCTGAGGATATTATCCCCGCTATTGATACGGCAACAGGAGACTATACTAAACCCCAGACGCCGGAAGACAAGGTTATGGAGTCCGGAGTTAGGACTATCTCTGGAATGCCTCTGGGAGGAGCTATGGGTAAAGTTGCTCAAGTTGCCGGAGCAACTATGAAGGGGAAAGGAATCGTGCCTTCCTTGGTCAAAGGAGCAGGTAATTTCCTTACTCAATCGAATGCCTTAAAGCCAGTCAATATAGCAGCTCAAGGTGCTACATCAGCCGCCATGCAGCACTATATCAACGAGAATCCGGGGGATACTTTCGGCGCTATGGCATACGGATCCATTCCTGGACTTTTAATACCTGCTCTGGCAAAGAACACACATGCTTTCTTGAAGAATGGACCGCAAACCTATAAGCAGGGGATTAAAGAAAACATAGGCGCTATGGCTGGAAAGGCTCTCAATGTTGTTCCTGAAAAGGTTAAGCACTTTAAGGAAGCCGGCCTCCACCCGCTTCTATCTGACGTTAGCTCATCTCCTTATCTGAAAACCCTTACAACGGGTGCCGAGAAGATTCCTTACGTCGGGAAGCCAATCACTACCTTGACGAAATCGCGACATGAAAAAATCCTTCAAGGATTAGGCCAAGAAGCCAATGGTCTTCCCATGGAGAGAACCGAAGCCGCTTCACTTGTCAGCAAAGGCGCTAAGTCTTATCAGCAAAAGAAACAATCTGAATTTGGCCCTAAGTTTGATGAAGTCGAGGCCGATATCAATAAAATGAAGAATCAAGATGTAAGTATTAAGCCTGTAGATGACATCGTTGATAATCTCACTAGAAACATAAAGACAAGCACACAGTCTAAAGATTTCCTTAATTCGCCAGTTGGCAAAGAGTACATCAAATTAAGAAATACATCTATTGAGCATGGGGCAAGAATGGATCTTGAAACCCTAAAGCTAATTTATCCTTCGGATTTCATAAATGGAGGTCCTAGCAATTCTTTATATAAAAAATATGGTGGGAATGTTCCTTATTCACAGGCTAAGGATGCCATTGATGCCATTGAGGATATGATATCGACTCACGGCCTAATAGGTAAAAAGTCTCAAGGAAAACTCAAAACATATGCTGGCAGCATAGCTAAGGCTATACAAGAAGGCATGGGCCCTAAATTTGCTGAATTAGGTGAGAAAGCATATAAGAACTGGAAAGAAGTCAGCCCCCTCTATGCTCAATATGCCAAAGGTGAAGTTCCAGCGATCAATGAGATTTATAAAAAAGTTATGAAGGGTGATGTAGGGGCCTTTAAGGACTTGGTTGGAAACCTGAAGAATTCTGGCGTCAAACCAAGAATCGTCATGGAAGGTCTCAATCCTAAAGAGCGCGAAAACATGTCAAAGGCCATAATTGGTGAACTTGGTCGAGGCGTTGATGGGAAATTCAACCCGAACAAGTGGGCAAAGGAATATAGTTCTCTCGGAAAAGATGCGAAGGAAATTCTTCTCTCTGGAATGACTGCAGAAAATAGAAAGAGGGTTGATTATATTGCTAAGGCTATAGGAAATATAAAAGAGACTCTAGCCGAGGCAAATACCTCAAATACAGCATATCACAATAGATTGGGCGCATTGGTCCTTGAAGGCACACATGCAACATGGAGTGCTTTGGCAGGCAATCCAACGGAATTAATGATCATGGCATCGGGCCTATTAGGTGGAAGAGCTGTCACAAGCAAATTGTTGGCAAATCCTAAATTCATCACATGGATAGACCGAGGGATGAAAGCTAAGAGCCTTAGCCAGATTGAGAAGATAATCAGGAATTACCCAAAGAATGTCGGTGAACTGTCCAAAACGTTAGCAACGGAAGTTAAGACATTCCAGCATGATCTAGAGCTTGCAAAGAAAGAAAATGAAAAAAAATAGATATTGACATACTTTACCTTTTATGTCATTAAGTGTTGACGCAGGAGGTAGGAAATGAAAATAATAGGAAAAATCGTAATAACAATAGTTCTACATGTAATATCTTTATTTATGTGCAATTTCTCATATTTCGCGATTTTCCTTTTTACAATTTCTTTATTGTTTCACTTATTAATTCGTTTTATAGAATTGATGGTTGAATATTCTGATGATTCCTCACCGGAATTAGGTTAGGGCTTATATGTATACTTTGATCATCATGGTATGTTTTTGGTGTTTTGTTTGTGCCTTAGACGATTAAACGAAAATCTCTACTATTGAGATGGATGTTCCATGGGCTTCAAAATGATATATTGACTTTCATTACCCTTCATGTCATTAATACCGCATGAAGGAGACAAGTCATGGAATTATTAGAAGTAGTAATATTAATATTTTGGGTTTGGTTTGTATTTTATAGTATTTTTGGTGATTCTTAAGAAAAACCCAGCAGGGTGAGATGCGGGGTTTTCAAGAGAAAGTTGCATTATTATGTCTTATGTGGTTTGTAACGACGCTTGAATGGATCTGGCCTGATAGATGATAAGGGGAAGAAAATCATGAAGGAAACTATGATGTATATATTGATTTCAATGGTTTGTTTTCTTGGGTGGAGAATGTGTGACTCCTAACGAAAAGCCCCAGGGATGAATCTGGGGCTTCCGGGGCTAGAGCCAGGGGGATTCGTCTCTGACTTTGTCTAAGCCTAGCATTCAGCCTGTAGGCCGTCTACGCCTTTCTTTCGCCGGTAGGATTTCTTATCCTCCCTCAGCCTTGTCATCATCTCGATGAATTCCTTGACGTCTCTGAAGTAATAGAAGCACTTGTTCCCCACTCTCGCACACTTCATGTCAAATCCCTTCTGGCGCCACTTACTGATAGCTACAGGACTCACATTGAGGTAAGTCGTCACCTCTTTTGTGGTCAAAATATCGTCGTCGGTATACTTAACTTTACGCTTTGTCATGACCTATCCTTTCAAGGACGGTAACATAAAGGACATCAAAATAAAAGTGTGAAAGGCTACAAGATGTGATAAACTGTAGAGACAAGGAGGGATAGATGTTTAAATTCTTGAGAAGGCTTTTCAAGCACAAGCGTCAACGTCATTTGATGGTCATTAGGAACTATAGGTATGCCGGACAATATCTCGTCGAACGTCTCTAGCGAAAAGCAGCCTAGCTTTAAACGCGAAATAAAGGCTCTAGAGACACGTCTGAAGGAGATCTACTACTTATGTAGTCCTGGCGATATAAAAGCCAACAGCGACCTGTTTGCGGCAATCCTGGAGACCAAGGAGTTCTTGCCTATAGTCGAGGAGAGTTTCACCTTTGATCCGGCTGATAGATACATCCGAGGCAACGGCTGGAAAGTTCGCCTCGGCAAGACACAAACCATGGTGTTCTACAGACTAGCCATGAATTTTGATAAAATCGTGAGTCATGCTAAATTGCTTAACCACATCGACAACCTTTCATTTCCTAAAAAAACGAACCTCAATGCTTTGCGTGTTCAGATAAGCTTGCTCAGGGATGAGCTAGAAAAGACCAACTTGTTGATTGAGTGTACGACATCTCAGGGCTATCAGTTGCGCTACGTTGATCGAAGCTGACTAGCTGCCTTCATCACATCATTCAAATCACACGGACATTTTGGTGCGCATTCACACTTAGGCGGCAGTGGCAACACAAGCGTATGAGAATTATTAACCGCTGGCTTTTCTTCTTCCTCGGCTTCACCATTGAGGTCAATCACGGGCAGCTGCATCACGCGCTCAAAGGTCATAATATCGCGCCCAAGCCATTTGGGGCCGAACAGCATCGCGACGGCAAGAACAAGAGCGAGTAGAAGTTTCCAGTTAACGATTTTCCAAAATGTTTTCATCATGCCTCCTATGAGGGATCTTCACCCGATGACATCATTTGAGCCATTCGCGAGGCTCTGCCTTTGACTTGACTTGCCCACAGACTTGCCAACATGCCATTGGCTGCATCATCATAGCGACCATCTTCGACAGCCTTAAGGGTATTGTGGAACTGACAGAGACCATGAAGCCCCATGTTGAATGCCATCTCAGTGATGACGCGTTGACGCACATCATCGAGATCATTGAACCACGAGAAAGTTACAGAAAGTTGAGTCAAAAGAGGTTGTAGGTCGGCTTGGAGGATTTCTAGGGCTTGCTCATGGGTAATGCCGCCATCATACATCCCACGCTCTGAGACCTTAATGAGATGACCGATACCGATTGTGTCGTAGCCCAATGAGTCTTTGTAGACGTGAAGGACTTCACCTTCAGCTTGTTGGAGGGTCGCTAATAACTTATCAATATCCATGGATGTCTCCTATAACGCACAAGTCCATTTTAAGATTAGCACAATTGAGGAATAGGTCAAATACAACAAGAAAACCCCCGTAGATATCGGTAAACGGGGGTTTTCGAGAGTTACATTTGGAGTATCGTATAACCTTGTTCAAGGGTTATGGAGTTACATTACAACGAAATTGGCACGCGCACCAGTGGGATTCGAACCCACATCTAGTCCTATAGAGACCACGCTGTTCAGGGATGTTGACAGCCCAAGCTCTCAGCCGACTCACGACAGGTAGGAAGCAATGCCGGCACGCCGCTTTTCAACACGGTTACGCCATGGTGCGCGCATGTCACAACTTACAAGAAAAATTGGCCTCCGTAAAGAGGCCAGTTGGATAAGTTGTGCATGAATTATTAGTAACACGGGTTCCATCAAAGGTAAAGAGAAATCTTCACCACCTGAATAATAAATCGATGGAAAGGCTATAGAGCATGATGATAGCGCCAATGGTCATCATGAAGTAGAAGAGGTAAAGTTGCCTCTCATCATCCATCGAAAATGATGCGGTCAAGGTTGTCCTTTATGTCATTCATGAGGCTGTCGGCTACCGACTGACGTACATTCCTTTCGGGAATAGCGTTCAGGAACGTCTTAGAGACCTTCAGGAGGGCCATGACGGCTCCTTGTAGGCAAACCCCTATCTCATCGCCTTGGATGCCCTCCAGCATCTTCTGTGCGACGATAACGACGCGTTCTTGTTCGACCAGGTCAGTCATGTCGGCTCTCCCCATAATTTCCAAAGTGATCTTCGTTATCGACTTCGAACAATATTTTCTCTAGCATTTTTACCTTTTCCTCAAGCATCCAGCGGTGAAGATACCCTTCGTCGATGTTGGCTAATCCCTTCTTACCACGAGAAATGGATTCCTTCAATGCATCCATGAACTCGCTTTCATGATCGTTTATCACCGGCTCTTGGCAATTAACGATGATAGCTCCCGGGGAAACGTATTCCAGGAAAAGCTTGTAAGCCTGAAACTTCGTGATGGGTGTGGGATCATACATCCCCTCATCCCGATTCTCATCGAAGTCAGCCCGGTATAGCGGCACAAACCAACCGATAGCATCCCCGTAGGCTATGGCGTTCTTCACGTCGACCTCATCGAGGTTGAGATAGCTTCCCCCTTGATGCTGACGCTCAAGTTGGAAGTCTTGAAGGCTCATGTCAAGTTCCTTCTGGATGATCTCCTCTGGGGTGTGCGAGTCCCAGATCTCGTGGGATGGAATCGCGCTGATGATGGTGTCTATCTTGAGGAAGAAGTCATCTTCGTCCTTGGCTGTCCAGATTAAGCCGCACTCTGCGGTGTTAGAATGTGCAAGGGCCTTATGCCGCTGCGTACTCTTTTCGATAATTCGTAACATTGTTTGGTCTCCTACCTGTTGTTTACTATCAATTTATACGATACTTGGGACAGTATGTCAACACAAAAAGTACATCAAGGGTAATTTAAATTTATCCACAATTTCTGTGGTTAACCCTGGGGATAACCCCTTTCCCTGAGATATACCTATTAACCATCAATAGGTTAGTCGAAATGCTCAGAAAATAAGCATTGCATGAGGGTTAATCCCATGTTACCTTTCATTATCCGGCCAATAAACCCGTTCTCCTTCAAACAGATCGTAGTTTTCCCTTTGGTCGGATATTACCACTCCGTGATATGCGTCGTTGATTTGTCGAATTTGACAGAGGCTCTTCCTATCGGGCCCTGTCGATTCTTCAGCAAATCGATATCCAAGCGGTTCGCTGCCAGCTTCATTTTGATTTCCCATTCCTTGTATTTTGCATCGGCTAAGTCCGGCATACTTCGCTCAAGGTAATATTCCTCCCGATAGACCATGAAGACCGTATCGGCATCTTGCTCGATAGAGCCGGATTGCCGAAGGTCGGATAGCATGGGTCTTTTTTCATCTCGGGTTTCTGAGGCTCGACTAAGCTGGGCTAGAACGAGAATTGGCAATTCGAGTTCGTTGCCCAGTTCAACTAGGACGTTTGTGATGTGTTCAAGCTCGTTCATCCTGACGGCGTTCTGAATGCTGGTTTTAATCTTGTGGAGGTGGTCGATGATGATGAGCCTCTTTCCTCCGGCTTGTGCTGACTTGCGGATTTTGAGGACGATGTTTTCAAGGGTTAGCCCTGGGCTGTCATCGATGAAGAACGGCCTCCTCTGCAAGATTCGTGAGGCTTCCGCAAAGTTGACAATCTGCTGGGTCGTGAATTTATTTTCCGTGATGCAATGCAAAGGCGTCTTTGTGGCCATGGCCAACAGACGCTTGCGCAACTGGTCGGCTGTCATCTCAAGGGAATAATATTCCACGGGGATATCAGCCTTTGAGCAATTGTTCGCCATGGTGAGCGCAAGAGCGGTCTTGCCCATGGAGGGTCTGCCACCCAGCACGTTCAACGTGGCTGGTTGGAAGCCACCCGACAAGGCATCGAATGACCTGATACCCGTTCGGATGGTTTTGTTGACGTCTGGGTTTTTGTGGACTTCTTCCATCTCTGCAAGGATTTTGTCAAAGCTATCCTTTGGCGCAAGAACCTTTCGCTTCTTGCTGTCCAGCTTTTGGAACTCTGGGAACTCAGCGTCAACCTTCATTCGGATTTCTTCGACGGTTAACTTGCCTTGCTCAAGTTCAGCGACGTAGCGAAGCTCGTCAGCGTACTTGAGAAGCAAGCGGTCCTTGTAGTGCGCAACGATAGTTTCCCCGTAATGGCTTGTTGGTTCATGAAGCACCACAGCGTTGCCAGAAATGTCGATGAGGTATTTGTAACCCCCAATCTTGTTGAACTCGATATCGGTTCTTAAGGCATTGCTGACAGTTACCGGGGTGAACGATTCACCGGCGCCTATGGCCCGGCTCATCTCCCGAAAGATATTACCGTGGGCCTCAGAGCAAAAGAATTCGGGCTCGAGGACGTCTAGCTTGAAGAACTCCTCGTTTTGCAACAGGAGTCTTCCAAGCAAGACCTGTTCCATCGAGTGAAGAAATTTTGTAGGATCGGTCGGTGTCGTCATCAGTTCCATGTGGTTGCCTCCAAGCTCTCTAAAAATTCTTCCGCGTTGATGCCATAGTGTTCTCGGATTCTCTCAAGGTCTTCGTCCCGGAGGGAGGCCGCTAGGCCGGACGACCCAAGATGCAAATTACCCGACCCAGTTTGTTTAGACTCAGCCCAAGACCTGTTAGGCCAAATTTCGTCTACCACCTCACCAAAAGTTTCGAGGGCGGCTCGATTCTGATCCGCAATAATTTGAGAGATCGGGAGAGAGGCCTCAAGGCCGTTCGAATCCGATATCTCTTCAATCTTTCTTTCTTGTTCTCCCTTTCTTTCTTGTTCTCCCGAAGTGGGAGCCGAAAGCGTACGCTGAGGCTTCCGCTTCGTCTCCACTTCGCTATTGTTACTAAGTGGTTTTGTTAATTGGTCTTGGTTGGGTATCACAGTGATACCAGTCTGGTGACACTGTGATACTAGCTCTGGTATCACAGTGATACTAGGCACAGATGGAATTGAACAGTTATCCACAGGTTTGTGCACATCTTCATTGCTCTCTAAATTGAGCACCTCTAGTGTCATAGGATCACTAGCCTGGTGACTCACAGTCAACACCTCTGGTATCTCTATGATACCACCCGAAGCTACAAGTTCGAGATTGATTTCATAATTATTAGAAGTTGAAAGCCTTTCTTGACGTTTCGTAATTAAGTGAAGCGCGCAAAGTTGTTTAATTGTTCTTATGATGGTAATTCTTGAATAACCTGTTATGTCGGCGATGGTTTGATAACTTGGAAATATAGATTTTCCATCCTTGTCGGCAAAGCTTGCCAGAACTGCGAGAACTAATTTCTGAGTTGGTGTTATTCCTCTCAGCAAGAGAATTGCGACAGCGATTTTGTTGTGGTGTTGAAAATGAATCATCGGAAAGCTCCATAGAGCATGGGTTGAGGATTTTTTTGTTGCAATAAAAGGGGGGATGTTGTAATTTTCAAGAAGAAGTCCTTTCATGTTTTGGAAGTTCTTTCATAGAAGTTCTTTCATGTTTTGGAAGTTCTTTCATATAAGCCTTTCATGTTTTGCGATATGGGGCATTGTCTAAACAAAAAAGGCGGCATAGTTTTCGAGGCTCGTAGCCGCCTTTTTCACATCCTACCGAGACCCCCCTTGTTTTGCAACAGAATTATAAAGAATTTTAGCTACTTGAAAGCACTTGTATCATGCAGTTCTAGGCAGTAAAATAAGACAAAGGGAGATCAATCATGCCATTAAAAAAAGGCTCGTCGAAAAAGGTAATTTCAGAAAACATAAGCGAACTCATGCACGCTGATAAGAAGCGCCCCCAAAAACAGGCTGTAGCTATAGCCCTATCGGAAGCACGCAAGAGCAAAAAGTGTGGTGGCCCAGTAGAAAAGGCTTGCGGTGGCAAGATGAGGGCAAAAAAGAAATGAGCATTTTCGGAGCTATCAAAAATATCTTCACAACGGCTGAACAAGTGGCGGAGGCTGGTCAAGAGATTGTGGGTATCGCTAAAAATGTGGAGACGGGGCTTGCGCAAGCGGCATCTCTCCTTCCCATTGACGACGACAGCGAACCTGAAATTATTGATGTTCAGGAAGCGCACGAAACACAGGATGATGACGACGCCGCATAACAACGGAGGCAGCATGGCAACAATTATCGATTTTCCTGAGATTGTTCCAGACCCCGACGTCAGAGAAATTCATGTACTCGACATTTTCAATATCAAAAATCAAGATTTTCTCATTGAGCATTTTGACACGCTTATGGAACTCCACCACAGGGGCGAGTTGCCCTTTCCCCATGCCAACAGCAATTTTTGGATCAGAGGTCTTGAGTAGGAAAGATATCGACCTCAATAAACCCAGGTTTAGCGACATCAAGGCGCTTGATCGTCAGACATTCAATCAGGTTGTCATTCACATAAACCCCAGCATGTTCTAAGGCGTCGAGGGTCGGTTTCAAGAGATTATCAATGTCACGTCGTCGTTTGTCCGGGGGATATACCCTTATAGAGACCGTCAAGGCATCACAGAAAGGCATCTCTGAGCGCTCTTGGAGAGATAACCCTAGCATGACTAGCGCAACCTCCTTACGGAACGCTGTAGCCTCTTTAGAAAGGAAAGTCACACCACGGCCGGTGCGCCAGACTTTGTTTGCTGAGGGGGGATAGGGAAGCTTGATAGTTATCATACATAAAATTATACACAAATTTTAGGTAATTAAATTATTCTTTTGCGTAATTGGCGATACTCTTGATGTCTTTGGAGAGTTCCAGGTAAAGAGTTTGTATATCTTCATCGGGGTATGATTTGGAGAGCTGGTAGTTACAGACCTTGTGGTTTTTCATGAAGGCTATTTTTTTGGTGATTTCTTTGGCTAGGGATTCGATTTTTTTGAGACGCTGAGTGACTGACAGGATGTGAATAAAATCCTCATTGCTACAGGCTGAACCTTGTCTAAGGTGACAGGCAAGACCGAATTCGTTACGAAAGACTTTCTTGCACCCTGGGCATATGTTTGCGTCAATCATCTTTAAGCCTCGCTAGTCGTTCAAGTTCATATTCCTTATCGAACGTTCCGATTTCGTTGAACTCGTCTGGATCTATGTGTGAGAGACGAAAGGTCATAAGCTTTCGCCTCCCACGATAGGAGGGTATTGAGGCCAAGAACTTTTGTTCTTTGTCATCAAAAAGGGATGTCGTCATTTATGTCCTCAAATTTGAGCAACTTTGTATCCGGCATCGGAGGTTTTGCGACGAACTCACTGATAGAATCAAGGGTATGGGCTTCACCCTTCGAATCTAATGGAATTAACTCGCCTCGGAATTTACTCAATATAACCTCAACAACTGTGACCTCGATATTTTCCTTGTTAGTATATTTTCGGGTCTGAAGTTGACCTTGAATATAAACTTTTGATCCCTTTCGCAAGAAACGTTCAGATGTTCCACAGAATCTTTCGTTAAAGATAACGATTTTGTGCCATTCGGTCTTTTCCTTGAGTTCACCGGTGGCTTTGTCTTTCCAATAGTCAGACGTTGCCAGAGAGAAAGACACGATAGGCCCCGAAGGGCCGTCGCGTCTTTCAGGGTCTTTGCCCAAGTTTCCGATAAGGCAGACAAGATTTAGACTACTCATGTGATACGCCCTCTTTTTTACGGTTGCTGGCTCGAATCTTTTCAATCAGGGTTTCGGCTTGGTCATATGTTAGGTCATCAAAGGACTTGATTTCAACACGTTCCATGAGCTTATTGATACGGTCTTGATCATGGTCGAGTAACATGATGATTTCCTCGGACTGAGTATCCGTAATCTTTGGGTCTTTCTTGGCCTCAACAACTTCAGCTTGGGCATCATTGTCACTTTGAGATATGCCTAGCCAAGAAGTGATAGAGTAGCGTCTAGCGTACGAAATCACGCTGCCAACGGCTTGTGCGGGTGTCATACTTTTACCCACTACTACGGGCATCTCAAGTGTGCCGCTGATCCACTGACCGGACTTGTGCATTAGGACAGTCTCGATTGAGACTTTATCATCAGCATTTCCGGGTATCTGGATAAGCGATAGGCTGTGAGCTGCGAGAACTGGTCTTACTAGCTCTAGGACTTGGGTTAGGTTCGCGTACTTGTAGCCATAGGCTTGCTGATCCTTGTGTACGTCAGTAATTTGACCTTGCAGGGCTGATAGGGCTTCTGCGAGTTCGTTGATATTTTCAGACATCTTCATCTAATTTTACTCCTGCCATGTTTTTCCATTCGGGTTCCCATTTTAGGCCAGCTTCTTTGAAGCGGCACCATGAGTCAAGGGTATGGAATACAGACCTCTTGATGAGTGATTCGCCACTGAGCCAGCGACGGAAGGTTCGGGGTGATACGTCTAGGTATTTAGCAGCCACGGTGGCTGAGATACCAAGTTCGTCTAGATAGTGCTTTAGTGTTTTCATCGCATCCTCTCTTTCTAAGGACATAATGACACAAACTAGGTCATAGTGTCAAGATAAATGTTGACATAATGGCCGATTATTTATAAGTTGATTAAGATAGTTTAATTAGTATGGTGAGATAAAATGAAGTTAAAATTTTACGAGAGCGCGTATCAAAGATTGAAAAATATCCTTAAATTTGAACAGGATGACTGGAAATTGTTTCCGATATTTTGTACAATGAGAGATGAGCAAGAGGCGCGTAAAAAGAAATATCACCCTTTAGTTGCTGCGAGTGAGCAATTGATGAGAGAGCATGAGATTGAATGTGCTGAGGGTGAGTTTTACGGCACCAAATATGTTGATGAGCTGAAAGTTGAGTCAACGACAGGCATTGGCCACGAGGTTCCTGCTTTTGCGACATTAACCGTAGCAGAGGCTTTAAAGAGGATGGGTTTAAAGACTGAGAACATGGTAGAGCAGGAGTTGCCATTAGAGGTTGCGATGGAACAGCACATTAACGCTGAGACACCACAAGATAATCTTACATGGGATTTCATAGAACCGATTTCGAACGTTATTCAGGATGAGGAAAGGCAAAAGTTACTCCCTAAAAAGATTCCTTATGAGACCAAGACGTTTCGCAAGCAGGTTCAAGGTCGTATGAAAGATATGAAGATAGCGACGCGAGTTACTAATAGTTTAAAGCATGCTCATATTTTGACTTATGGTGATTTGGTGAAAAGGACAGAAAAACAGATGTTAGATTTATGGAACTTTGGGCCGCTAAGTTTGAAGGCGATTAAGCAGCATTTAGATAAGGTTGGCTTGGAGTTCCGCAAATGAAAATAGAGATGTATTGCTTTGATGAGGCATTGAAGATTATGCAGGGTAAGCATGAAAACTACACGGCAGATGAGTTAAAGTTTTTGATGTATATGAATCAAGAGAAGGTTCACATGACGGATTTGCCCTACATGACCGGGAAGTGGGAAATTAAACCTTCTCCATCGAATGAGCAGGTTGGTGATAGGATTACAAAATATCATGATCCTCTTTTATGTTTCATTGATAAGGAATACATAGACAGACAAGAAACTCCACCCTGTCAAAGGTTTATATATAACCATTCGCTCACGAAGCGTAACTGGTCATCAGACCAGGCTACGCGCACAAGTATATTATTGCAGGGCGGCAAAGCTGGTCTTTTGTTTTGGTATGAAGACCAGGGTTTCGGTTCAGAAAAGCTTTTTAAGGCGGGTAAAGAAACATCTTTCAAGAACTGGGCTGAGACAAACGAGGGCATTGACTACGCTAACAACCCTCAGAGTTTCTGGTTAGCTTACAACATCATACATTGCGAAAGAATTTTGTTGGGCCGATCTCGTGAGGAGTGTCTGAAAGAGTTGGGGATTAAGGAATGAGTGAAAATCTGAATTCCTTTCAGGTGATCCTAAAGAGGATGATTGCTGATTACGACCTTCTTATGAGTGAGGCTACAGGAGGCAAGCATAATCCGGCAATGAAGTTTCGTCTTGCGGATTTGGCAACATCTCTTAAAAACATTGCGGTGTTATCGGGGGTGAAACCTCAAGAATGGCAGAACCCAGCAGAACAGCAAGCTTTTGGAAATGCTATGGTTGGTGTTGTTCAGATAGAAAAAAGGACATAATGTCAAAAGCGAATCCCAAAGTTAGGGGTAACACGGCATTGAGTGAAAGGCTATGGGCACAGATAGACGAGATGCGATTGATTAACGTTAATGGGTTACAGTCTTTAAAGAATCCGAGAGGGGAGGCAGTCTAATTGCTGCTTTACAACTTTTCCTTTTAGAGCAAAGGTTTACTATTGAGAGTACAGCGAACAGGTGATATTATAAGGGTATGATTGAAGTAGCCACAAAAACTTTAGAGCTGAGAGTGAAAGATGCTAGTAATCCTATTCACATACCGGCATTAAAGGCAAAGAGGCCAAAGGTTATCACAAAAAGAGAGCGTGACGCTGCAAACGCTAAAGCGTTGAAAGCGGATCAGCTCACTTGCTTGATCAAGAGGCTACAAGAGATCCCAGGGATTAGGTTATTAGCCTTTGAGAGTAGGGATTCATTAGGCAAGCAACATGATGTAATCCTAACCAAGATGGTTAATAGACAGATTACCCAGGTTCTCAATCAGAATGGCTTCAATCCCTTTTCTAAGGTAACAGAAGATAAGGTCCATTTGATCATATATGCTGACGTTATCGAGAAGCAACTTTCGGTTGCTGAAATCCACAAGCTATCAGCCCAGCAACAACAATTTAAAGAACAGGGTATTATTTATATAAAGAGTACAGATATAAACCAAATTATCAGAAATATAGAAGGGTTATCATGAGTGTAGATGAGGCCATCACGAATCCCCCAAAAAATGGCAAGGATGAAAAAGGTAGGTTTTTACCTGGTCACAGCTTTGGTAAGGGCCGTTCTCCGGGGTCTAGATCAAAAGCAACAATACTTATGGCTCAGATTATGGAAGATGCATCTAAGGGCGTTGTAGATGTATTACTCAAGCAAGCTCTTGCAGGTAAGATAGAAGCTATAAGAATCATTATGGATAAGCTATACCCTAATCCTAAGACAAGACCTATTACATTAGATATCCCACCTATAGAAGATATGACCACTGCTTGTGATGTTATGGCTAATATCGCTAATGAAGTAGCAGCGGGTAATCTAACTCCTGATGAGGGAATGAGTGTAGCTGCTATTGTTGAAGTCTATAGAAAAACCTTTGAGACTAACGTTATAGACCAAAGGATGAATGACCTAGAGGCTAAGTTAACTAAGGCTGGTATATGAATGCTAAAGAGACCTACAAGCAGGTTATAGAGCAATACATAGCCTCCTATTACATTCGTTCACATGAGAACAATTCCGCAATTAGCATCGCCATATAATGAGGATATCGAATTATGCCTTCAACAGATCAATTTCCATTTAAAAGCTGCAATAATGATGATCGAAGGTTAGAAGTTACCTCAAAATCTATAAACCCCGTGTTTTTTGACACTAAATGGCTCTAAACCTCAGTTTCTTCTAAAATACCCCTCAAAAAGACCTCTAAAACGACTAAGTGAAGTGTTTTCCCGGTGAAAACTGAGTAAGTAGTCAAGTGATAATGGCTCAACAGAGCCAAATCACTTTTGACTATACCCCTTATGAACCATAACATTTGGGTTGACAATGGGATCACATGTTGGTATTAATAGGGAACAGACTTTCACAGGAATAACTCATTACCTAGGGATGACTAAATGACAGCAACGCAAGGGGCTATAGCATTCGTCCTAGTAGGGCTCATAGTGACGTTAATATCATTGGCAGTGGCGAGACGTTGATTGTAATCAGTCAGTCAATAATCTAACATGAGGCATGAGACATAACCTAGCCCTTAAGAACTTATGCGATATGACAGAGCGACTGAGTGCGTATCAGCCCTCCGTTGATCAAAGCGTCCTTGATGAGGCTAGAGCCTGTGAGGCATCATTAAAGACGTTCCTAGAGCGTATATGGCCTATCCTTGAGGGAACTAGGGACTTTAGCCCTAATTGGCACATAGACGCTATTTGCGACCACCTAGAGGCCGTCTATCGTGGAGAGATACGAAAGCTCATAATCAACATCCCTCCGCGTTGTGGTAAGCCTGTAGGTGAGGACACCTTATTACTAACAGATAAAGCCACTCGCGTTAAAATTAAAGATATCTGCGTTGGAGATAGGGTTCTTACAGGCAAAGGTAGATTCAAAAGCGTCCTTCAAAAATTTGATCAAGGTATATTGCCAACTATTAAGATTAAGACGTTTGGAGGTCGCGAGGTTGTCGCTGCTCTTGATCATCCATTTCTGACCCCTTGTGGATGGGTTGAGGCAAAAGATTTGAGAGTTCGGGATGTGTTGGGTCTTTCAGTTCCTTCTCATGACTTTGGGGAATGTTTACTTCCTGAAGAAGCTAGATTGATGGGTTATCTTATTGGTGATGGTTGTTTGGTTGGAAACTCCGCAGTCATAACGGTATCTGATGAAATAGAAAAGGAAGATTTGGAGATTTGCTGTAAGAAATTAGGCTTTGTAATAAAGTTTCAATCTTATGACATGAAGAACAAACCATCTCACCATTGCCAAACCCTAACAAGGGCGTGTTTATCAGCAGGAACTAGAAGTGTTCGGGATTGGATGAGGAATCACGGTATATCTGATAAAAACTCTTATACAAAATTGGTACCTGAGAAGGTAATGAAGGGTGACTTTAAGACTATACAAAATTTTCTTGGGGCCTATTTTGCGTGTGATGGGTGCATGGAAAATAAAGGGCCTGGAAGGGGGGACGCTCTTATAAGCATTTCAAGTGTCAGTAAACAAATACTTGAACAATGCCAACATCTTTTTCAGCGTCTAGGCATTCGATCAAAGATAAGAACAAAAGTTTCCAACATCAAAACGAAAAAACAAGGCGATAAGTACATCAGCTACGTTCTAGATTTGCGTGATCAAGATGACATGTATCATTTTAATAGGCTAATCCCTGTTCATCATGCAAAGGGCCAAAAGATTAGAGATAAATCATCTATCCGACACAATTTTGATAATGCTATATTGCCAGACGAAATCGTTTCTATTGAAGAAAATGGATTAGTGCATTGTTATTGCGTCGAAATTGAAGAGGATGGCACATTCACAGCAAATGATTTGATAGTTCATAACAGCTCATTGGTATCTGTTGCCTTCCCTATTTGGTGCTGGATCAAAAACCCAGAGCTACAGTTTCTTTACATCTCATACATTGCCAAGCTTGCCATAAAGGATAGCGTCAAGTGTCGACGTGTCATTGACTCTTATTGGTTTCAACAACACTTTGGCCATAAGTTCAAACTTGCCGGTGATGTGAACTCCAAGACCAGGTTTGACAACAACAAGAGTGGACATAGGATCGCAACATCTGTGGGGAGTGGTGGCGTAACTGGTGATGGTGCAGACATTATCGTACTTGACGACCCGAACAATGCCCACGATGTGATGAGCGATGTTAAGCGCGAGGGAACAAATGAGTGGGCAGATTTCACACTAAGTACGCGTCTTAATGATCAAAAAACGGGTCGCGTAATAATCGTACAACAAAGGCTACATGCTCAAGACTACACGGGCCATGTGCTAGATAAGGATTTGCCTGACCTTGTACATTTGATGTTACCTATGGAATTTGATGTTAGCCGAAAATGTTTCACGGTACCTTTGCCTGGTACCGATGGTAAACCTTGGTGTGACCCACGGAAAGATGAAGGCGAACTCTTATGGCCAGCTCGTATCGGTGAAAAGGAGTTAGAATCTCTCAAGGCTGAAATGAACGACCCTTACGTTGTGTCGGGTCAATTGCAGCAAAGCCCATCACCGCAAGAAGGCGGCATCATCAAGAAAGAATGGTTCCAGTGGTGGAAGGAACCCGAAAAGCCACGCTTTGAATTTTTATTACAGAGTTGGGATACAGCCTTAAGTACGAAACCCACGGCTTGTTATAGTACCTGTACGACATGGGGAGTCTTTAAAGACCAGCATGGCGTCTCACATGTTATCTTGGCCTCACGGTGGCGTGGTCGTGTAGAATATCCAGACCTACGGCGTATGGCTATTAGGCTTGCCAGGTTTATCTATGACACACGCTACGATGTTCCCGCACCGGAGGATTACATCTTAAGACCTCACATGATACTTGTTGAGGCAAAGGCTAATGGTCTATCGCTCATACAAGACTTGAACCGCGCGGGATTGATTGTTAATCGGTTCGACCCCAATAAGAACATGGGCGACAAAGTAGCGCGGCTGAGATTGTGTACGAGTATTCTGGAGGCCGGTAGGGTCTGGTTGCCAGCAAGAGGGCCAAACTTTACCTCTCTTGTCCCTTACGCGGCAGAATTTCTTCAAAGTTGCTTGCTTTTCCCCAATGATGAAAGCAACGACGATGTTGACAGCATGAGTCAAGCCTTGATAAAACTAATGAGCAATGGTGCTATCGGTAATCCTGACGATGAAGTCATAAGATCACCCTATAAAGAAAAGAGAGCACTTTATTGATGTTTGAGGTTATCATATGGGGGTTAATGGGTATCTTTGCATTAACCGTGTACGGGAGATTCAGATTAATAAACGATAGAATGGATTCATTCGAAAGGGAATGGTCTCCACTCCTTAAGATAAGAGCTGAAACACTTGATAGGCTTAAGAGTGCTGATTTAACAACAAGACAATTAAAAATGAGAATTGACGAACTAGAAAGGAAACAAAATGAAAAAGACCACACTTTCGATGCTTTTTGTAAGCATTACAACATTGACCATAAAGACTGTCGCTATGGAGACACCCCAACGGGAACAAAACCTTGAGGCCCTCCAAAGATATGACCAAGCATCAAATATCCCGACACCGGACCAGAAATCCTTTGAGCTAGATAACAAGCGTTATTGCGTCGGTGAGGAAATATGGGAGCCACAAGCCCCAATGAAAGGGGAGATGCTCATTAAGTGGAAACAACGCTTACTGACAGAACCACACCCCGATTTTAAGATTGTTGGTCAAACCCTATGGCAAAGAGTTAAATAATAGGCTATAAAATATCAACAACCCTGATTAATATACCGGTTTGTTGTCTAATCTCCCCTGATTTTATGTTTTCACAAGTTTCAATAAATCAGGGGAAGATTCCCTTGAACATCCATCAAAAGTAAACTAACATCTTTTTAGACCGAGTGAACCATAAGTAGCAGCTCTCTTATCGACTCACCATTGGTAGGGACACTCGGTCTAATTGTGAGGTCTTATGCTTTGGCTCTTATGGTCAATCCCCTGCGCAATAGCTAACCGCATTCGTGGTGGTTGGCTTCAAGATCAAATCCGTGCAATCTTTCCCTTTTGGTCAACAACAGTCGCCAGGTTGTTCGTCTCATTCATCATCGCCATTCCCATCTTTATCTATTGGCCGTGGCAACATTCCGTCTTGTTCTTTCTGTTCCAGTACGTCGGGTTTATCTTTCATTGGGCACCTGAGCAATTCATGTTCAATCCAAAGAATGATATACCGTGGATGACGGCCCGTGGGTTAGTGTTAACAGTCCCAGCCGCATTATGCATAGGTTCTATCCCTTACGGTATCTGCGGGGCTCTCATGGGGCTTGTGTACTACATAGCCAAACTAGTCACCAATACATCAGACCAACAGACAGCCGTTGCAGAGCTTATCTTTGGTGGTATTATTGGGCTATTCATAGGAATTAGTGTTATAGTTAGGTAATCTACGGAGTTACCAATGAAAACATTAACTATATTACTGATCATGTCCACTTCATGTATGGAATCAGCACAAGAGTTACCGCGTACACAAAGCGACATGGTCGCAATTGTGCCGCCTACACTAACGGTTCCTCATACACAATCATCACCCGCAGTTATGCAACCTAGTAGGCATGAGTCCTTTTCAGACCGTATAGACCACGCAGAGCTAGACTATGATGTGTGTACAAGTTGTTGCTGTCGTGTGGCGTCAGGTGCCTTTACCATCCTTGGTGTTGTCACGGGCTTTGCGAGTGCTGTTCTTGCGGGTATCACGATAGATCAGTCTATCGAGCCCTACATACGGGTTAATTTATCTATAGCAGCTTGTGTGATGGCGGCAGCTAGTGGGTTAGTGAGCGCATTACAGCCCGCCATTGATAAGATGATACGCGATAAGGGCGACAGAATCGGTGTTCTAGAGCAGCGGATAAGTGACCATGAGAAATAGAAGCCTCTGGGAGGGGTAACTCCCAGAAGCTAACCTCACCAGATGATATAAAAGGAAAGGCTTTAGTGATTCAAACGTACACAAAATCGTCTTTTATGTACGCGTCTTTTTGTCATGTACACGAAATGCGGGTTTTATGTACATGACTAATCGTCATCAACATCTAGAACTATAGCCTTGCGACCTACGAAATCTTCATAAACATCACCTGCATTAATTTTATAGAATCCCGCTGGGTCACGCCTGTTAAACCAACAGTTAGCCTTAACCTCCGCATCATCCGGCAAGTCCTTCATGAGTTCGAGTAGTTCACCTTTAGTCATGGATAGCCGTACCCTCAAGATGTTCAGTCCCAAATCCACATACTGTGGGATCACCACAGATATCAAGAAGGCTAACGACGCCTGTCTTTATGGTATTTGGTCTATCCTGAAAACAGACAAAGAGCGTCTTGTCCTCAATCTTCATTAACTCGTCAATTAGTTCCTGTACAGTCATTAGCCCCCCTTTTGGAAGCGTTCCCCTAAAGCCCGCAACAACGCAAGCTGTCCTAAGTCCGCATGTGTCCTTATGTAGTCATGAAACGCTGAGTCCTCATCCGTCCATTGTATCTTCGGCTTGGTCATGAGGAGCTTATACTTATCTATGAACTCGCGGTTTAGGTCTAGCATTGCTAATCTCCGAAAAATCATCCTTGAGCTTTGGCTGTATCTTAGAGTGAATGGTTGTTAATGTCATGAGTCCTATATTTTCTTCAAATCTAGGATTATGACATCATGGGGAATTATGTAGCGCATTGTATCGATATTGTAGAAATGATCACCATCATTAGCCCTGATGACCGTCGTCGGAGAGATAACCCCCTTGAGATAATCTTTTACAGACTGAACCTTCATAGATTTACTCGGTTCTTGTGGATCGAGTTGCACAGTTCCCTTATTTTCATCCATATGACGCGCAATGCCTGTTAGATACTTCAACTTACTGGTTAAGTTCTGGTGTGAGTATGCCAGATACAAGTCATCTGGACATGATGGACAGCCTTCATTAATGACGCGATGATTCGCAATTTTAATATTAAGATGCGGTGGGTATTCTTTTAATAAATCAATTAATTCTTGTACTATCATTTTCTATCTCCCTACAGATAAACGATTGCAAGCACCGCTAGTAGCATTCCCATTTCTACTAGAAGTACGCCCATTAGCCAGCGTTCAAGACGAGACTCTTGCCAATGCTGCTTTATATAACTCAACGATTTCTTCATGACGTTCGAGTTCCTCTGGTGTCGTCCGACGTTCTCTAACGACCTGACGCATTGCCTTGGGGTCATAACCTTCACTCTTTGCATCGGCGTATAGGAGAGTAATCTTACCTGCTGTGTCGTGCTTTTCGTCCTCGAGTTGTTCGATTTGGGATATATAATTCTGTAACTTTTCTTCACTGAACGGTTCTTTCATGCTGTCTCCCTAATGGATAATGGATGGACTCTCTATTGTCCCAAATGCCTCGCTGGCTGCTCGTAACGCCTCAACAACCTTGAATCGGCCCTTAAGCTCCTCAAACTCGATATCATATAAGAACCTTAGCCGCTCCATGACGCTATCAAGCATCTCTTTGGTGAAATACTTCTTCTCGTTGATAAGGCCCAGAATGCTTACGTACTCACTCCTTAAATTCCTCAACATGCTATAAATCTGAAAATACTCGTGACCCTGCATAATCATTTCTTCATAGGTCACATTGGATCTCAAGTGCTTGACCTCCTCCATGGCATGATTGAGGTTGCCCATAATAGAGAGGCAATACCCACGAATTAACCTTTTGGCCTCATTCTCTAATGCTTCAGGGGACATTATGTCGTATATCAAGCAAATCTCCGCAAATAGGTGGGACACATCACCGCCGAACTGATTGGCAATCTTATCAAGCATCTCAAGGTCAGACTTGAATTGCTCTAGCCTCTCAATAGAAATCGTTATGTCTGGTAATGTTATAGCCTTGTCTGTCATTCGTTCTTTTCCTCCGTAATCGTCATATCAAATGGTATGCCACCTTCCATCACGGATTTGATCAGAAATACCTTGATGGCCTGGGTAATTGTCATTCCCAACTGGTCATAGATTGCTCTAGCCTCGTTGACAAGCTCAGGATCAATGCGCGCATGTATTGTATGTTTAATAGCCATAGGCCCATTGTGACCACATAATGAGAGACAATGCAAGGGAAATCTTTTATTTAAATTTATTGATAAATTGTCTACAATAAGACAACTGTCTCTAACTGATTGAATAACATGCAAGATGATCAAGAGCTTCTAGGCTATCAGCTTCCCTCAATCCTCGATGAAGAAGAATTCATAGAAGAAGAACCCATGGCAATGGAAGAAGGCAGTTTTGAGGAAAACCTAGCCGAAATCCTTGATGAAACGACTCTCAACAAGATAGCAGGGCGTCTGCTCGATGACATTGAGGATGACTATTTATCCCGCAAAGATTGGGAAATGGGTCTGAAATCCGCCATGGAACAGCTCGGTCTCAAGTGGGATGCTCAGAAAGAGTTTCCATTTGTTAATGCTTGCGGCGTTTACTCTCAAGTCATGCTTCAATCCATTACGGAATTCTATGCACAAGCCGTAGCGGAGTTATTGCCGATTGAGGGGCCTGTCAAGGAAATGGTCATAGGGGATGTCACAGAGGAGTTAGAGCAAAAGGCGAAACTCATTGAGACCTTTGCGAACTACTACTTTACCCAGATAGCCACAGAATTTTATCCCGACTTCAAGAAGATGCTTCCATGGGTTGGCCTCACGGGTTCGTCTTTTAGGAAAGTCTATTTTGATCCTATCCTTCGACGGCCAACGTCTAAATTCTTCAAGGCCCAGGATTTCGTGGTGAACTATGCAACTACCTCACTCGCGAACTGTTGGCGGATGACTGAAGTTGTGAAGATGAATGCCGTTGAGCTTCAACGCTATATGCAAATGGGCATTTATCGGGATATAGAAATATCGCCCATAGATGAGTCAGACGATCATACAGAGTTTGAACATGCCATAGACCGCATAGAAGGCATGACAATGCCTGCCTATGACGAGAAGATCGATTATGAGCTATACGAATGCCATACCTACTTAGACATGAAAGAAATCGAGACTTCGGAGGCTATGGATGAAGAAGTTGACGCAGAATCAACCTACAGACCATATAGAGTCACCCTTCATAAAGAAACTCGTAAAGTATTATCATTATACCGAAATTGGTCTGAAAGGGATCCTGATTACAAGCGTAATGACTATTATGTTGATTACGGCTATATGGATGGTTATGGGTTCTATAAGCTTGGCGCTGCTCAGATGGTCGGTGGACTAGCGGCAGCTTGTACAACTCTATTACGTCAATATATCGATGGTATGACCTTATCTAACTTCCCTGGCGGTATGCATGTCAAAGGAATGAGGCTTGAAGATAACAACATTCGCATAGGCCCAACCGAATTTATCCCAGTCGATACGGGCGGCCTCCCTATCCAGCAATCGATTATGTTAATGCCTTACAAGGAACCTTCCCCTGGCATTAATGAGATGCGTAAAGAGCTAGAGATGGCTGCTGGCCGCATCATGGGTTCAGCTAACCAACAACTACAGGAATTCAACGCAACAGCACCCGTAGGGACTACATACGCGTTGCTTGATAGAATTAACCTCGTACAGTCGACAGTCATTCGGTCATTGCGTGACTCCATGGCGACTGAGTTTAAATTATTCTACAAGTTGTTTTCGGAGACCATGCCGGAGGAACCGGCACAGATTGACGCGATTGGCCAGTCTATTTCCATTTCGGCGGCTGACTTCTCAGAGAACATTAAGATAGTCCCTGTGGCTGACCCGCATGTGACAACCAAGATGCAACGGCTTATGAGGGCCCAGACCATCGTTGATTTGTCGGCACAGTTCCCACAACTTATGGATCAACGCCAGGCAATAGAGAACTACATCAAGGAAATCAAAATCCCTGAGTCATTGATGAAAAAGCTTGTGCCTAACCGTGAGGAATTGCCGCCAATCGACCCCGTGACTGAGAATATGTATATCATGAATGGTAAGCCCGTAAAGGCTCACATTGACCAAGACCACATGGCTCATAGGACTATAGTTCAATCGCTTATGGCAAAACCTGATATTCCCCCTCACGTCATAGCGGCTGCGGCAGCTCACGATATGGAACATCAAGCTTTTGAATTCCTGATACAGATACAACAGCAAATGGGTATGGAAGTTCCGCAGAATGCAGAACAGACCCCGCCAGAGATGCAGAATCAAATTGCTATGATGGCAGCTCAAGTCATTGCCCAACAGGGTCAAGAGAATCAGGCTAACCAGCCACCGCCTCCAATTGATCCAGGCTTAGTCATGATGGAAGATGTGAAGGTCAAGCAAATGGCTGTTGAGCAGAAAGCCAAGTCTGATGAGCAAAAGGCACAGTCTGACGCCTTCAAAGTCCAAATGGAATATGAGGCCAAGATGAAGGCCCTTGAGGTTCGCGTTATGGAAATTGAGCAAAAAGCTAAAGATGCTGAAATGGTTATACAGGCTAAGGCGTTTGAGGTTGCCCTGAAGAGTAATAGCGGAATGCCTATTGAGGGAATCGAACCCACCCGATCAGGAATTACCCCAAAAGACTCCGAATAGAAAATAGGTATCCCAACTATTAATATATATGGCAACTATCATTATGATTCAACTAGGATAATAGATAAAATTTATGATAAACTTTATATGTAACGGCCCAAATTCCTTGGGTCGAACAATTTAAATAGAGGTTAAATATCATGGCACACAAGAGAGAAGAGAAGCACAAGAGGACTGCCCGTCATTCGGACGGACACCGTACCAGCAATTCCCGCGATCACGGTGATGTCGGGTTCAATGGCGAACGTGAACGCGCTGTAGAGTCCTATGGACATAATGCGGTTGGTGGATGCGTTGACGCATACCTAACGTCCGATGCACTCGCATCGTTCACAGAATGCGTAAAGTACGCAACCGGTAGTCACGGTGGTGGCATGGGTGAGCCCAAGGGCGACCGTCCACGCGGTGTTGAGCCAATGCAATCAGGCCCAATGTTCGGTGATCGCCATGGTATGGATTCCTCCGGCCGTCGTCCTGGTAAGGCCAAAAAGGGTCAATATTAGCTGACACAAAATGAGTCCCCGCTGTTCTAAACGAGGACTCATTTTTTTTATTTACAATTTTACATAAAAGTATATAAAATACATTCAAAGGTACATCAAACACAAAGGAGCTTCTCATGTCCGTTTCCGCAATTTACCAAGACTTCAAAAACTCAATCGAGACCTCAGTCCAACAGCATTCACAGGCTATGGGCAATCTGAATTCATTACCAGAAGTTGCCAAGCTATTTGGTTTCCGTGAAGCGCTCGTTGCTTGTCTTAAGCATCTTGAGGATTTGATCTCCAAGCATGATCCCGTCAATGCGCCTGTAGTAGCACCCGCAGTTGATGGCGAGATTCTTGCACCGGCGCCTGACGTGGCAGCGGACGCAGTGGCACAAGTGGAAAATGTTCTTGGCGGTGCGGCTGAAGTCGTCCATGACGTACAAGAAATTGTGCAAGGCTAAGAATGAATCTTCCAACAAATGACTTGATCACAGAGGTTCTGGGTATTGATCACCCGGTGCCTCTGGGTTGGGGGTTAATCGTAGAAACGTTTAGCCCTGGCGACAATTTCCTCAACGGCGGTGAAGAATCCATCTTTGAGCGTCCTGATGCGGCAAAAGACCGTGACCGATACCAGATAGGCTACGGTCGTGTTCTTATGATTGGCGACGCAGCATTCAAGGCTGATTCCTTCAAGCATTGGACCTTGATTCCCAAGGTTGGCGACTATGTATCCTATAAGAAATACGCTGGCGTCTTTAATGCCAACAATGGTCCAGACGGAAAGCCAGTTAACAACATCGACCTTAAAGACTATGAAGTCTTAAGAATCATACAAAATCCCAACAAATGCAGTGGTCATCACTACATTGGGGCATAAGGAGTTTGCATGGCGAAAGTTCCTATTGAGTCACTAGATACGGGCGTTATCGCTGAAGGCACATCAGAGCCAGTCTTTATTAACGTCCACGACAATGAATCAGCAAAAGAAATCTCTTGGGTTGTTGGAAACGATGACGGTGACGTCATAGTTCCACCAAAAGAGACTAAACCTGAACCTGACAAAGAAACGGTTAGGGAAGAAGATAGTGAAGATGCCCATGAAGAAGAGGGCGATGAAGAAGACGAAGAGGCGCCCAAGAAGCGCAAGAACAAGGTAACAGCTCAAAGACGCATTGCTGACCTGACCCGCAAGTTGAAAGCTGCTCACGACTTTACTCATGACGTTATGAACCAAAAGGAAAACGTTGAGCGTCAGTTGGCGGCAACAGTTAAGGCAAAGACTGCTTTCCATGAAAATCTGTTGGCTACCAGAAAAGAACAGATTAAGCGTGAAATGATAAGAGCCCATGAAGAGGGTGATTCACAAGCTTATGCTGAGGCCAACGACTTGATGTCTCAATACAACACTGAGATGATGAGAATCCAGAACGAGAAGCAAGCCGGACTCTATGAGCCTTACCGATCAAATAACTATGTGCCAGACGATATGTTTGACACAAGTGACCCCTACCCTGAGCCAATGGATGATAACGCGCATAAGATTGGTATGTCTTGGATCAAGAGAAATCCTTGGGCAGATAAAAACTCAAGTAGCTTTAGACCAGCCCTAGCTCAACAGGCAGATCAATTTTCATTAGCTCTTGAAGACAGATACGTTCTAGAGGGAAGAGAAGATGAAATTGGGTCGCCTGAGTTCTGGGAAGATATATCAGATTATATGGCGGATTCTTATGGCGCGGTTCAGAAAACTGAGAGGCAAGAAGAGCCAAGGAAGAGACAAATGACGATGAGAAGCCCAAGAGGGTCCGCAGTGGCACCACCCAGTAGAAGGTCAGTTGATGGGTCAAGCCGCAATCAAGCACGTGACATGCAGCTATCACGAGAGCAAATAGACTTCGCACGCTCTATGCGCGGCTTCGTCAAGGATGCCAAGGGCAATAAGATTATGGATAACAAGGGGCTTGAAGAGGCTTATAAACGCAACCTGAGAGGGGAATAGCATGGCTCGTAACAAGATAAGCGAAACCGGCGACTGGAACTTAACACCAGAGACAGAGATTGAGGCGCATCGGACGGGGCTATTAGATGACCCTCGGTATGCCATTGATACTGATAGTTCTCACAAAGGAAAGTTACACTTCCCACTAGAGAGCGTCCCAGCCGGTTGGACGTACATCTGGGCTAATGAAAGGCTCATGAATGAGGACCAACCCCAGAACCTACAGGCTTTGTATCGCAAGGGTTATGACTTTGTGCCAGCGAGTGACCATCCAGAGTTTGTGGTGCCTATGATGAATCACCGCTTTAGTGATGGAAAGAATGATGGAAACATCCACATTGAGGGTTGTGTCTTGATGAAGATACCCACAGAGGTCTATGGAGCCCGCCAAAGAGCTGCAGAGGCCGAATCAGCTAAGATTATGAAGGAATCCTCCTCTTTGACGGATTACCTCGGTGAAGCTCCTGGACGCTTCAAGGTTGAAAATGATCAAGGCTATTCACCCATACATGTTAGATCAAGAGGTTAGTTAGTGTTTCCAAAGTTAATTACATTCGGGACTGAGAGTAGAGCAAAGATGCTCGTCGGCATTAATACGCTTGCGGACGCTGTCAAGGTCACATTAGGCCCTAAAGGCCGCAATGTGATCATCTCTCGACGTAATATGCCTATCAGAATCACTAAGGACGGTGTATCCGTTGCCCGTGAGGTAGAACTTTATGACGAACACGAAAACCTAGGGGCTCAACTCCTCAAAGAAGTCGCTATCAAGACATGTGATGTGGCCGGAGATGGTACCACGACAGCGACAGTCATTGCTCAATCCATCATCCAGGACGGCATGAAACTCTTGGAGGCCGGTGCAAACCCTATGGACCTCAAGAGGGGTATTGATGCGGTTGTTGAGAAGGTTGTAGCCTTCATTCGCTCAAAATCCATTGAAATCACGGCACCTGAAGAGGTTGAGAGCATTGCGACCATATCGGCTAACGGAGACCGTGAGGTTGGTAAGATAATTGCGGATACATTTGCTAAAATTGGCAAAGATGGCGTGATAACCATTGAGGAATCGGCAAACGGAAAGACAGAATCGACTATTGTTGAGGGTTTACAGATTGATTCGGGCTATTTGTCGCCTTATTTCGTCACAAACCCTGCCAAAATGACATGTGAGCTGGAAAATCCCTATATTTTGGTCCATGACAGGATAATTTCCACGCTTCAACCCATGATAGGGCTATTAGAATCTATCGTTAAAACCAATGATTCCCTACTAATCATTGCAGAAAATGTGGATTCTGAAGCCCTGGCTACCCTTGTTTTGAACAAAATGAAGCACGGCTTTAACATCGTTGCTATCAAATCTCCGTCTTATGGCGACTTCCGAAAGAACATTTTAGACGACCTAATGGTCATGTCAGGAGCTAAATATGCCTCAGAAGAGACAGGGCTTAAGCTTGAAAGCATTACTAAGGGGTCCTTGGGCCGGGCTAAAAAAGTTATTATCTCAGAAGGCAAAACAACCATCATCGACGGTTATGGAGACAAAGAGGCCATTGATACCCGATGCGCCTTCCTCGAATCCCAAATCAGAGACACTGACGAGGCATTTGCCAAGGTGCAGCTTGAGGATAGGCTTGCACGACTCACGAACGGTATAGCCGTCATCAAGGTGGGAGGCCAGACAGCCCTTGAGATGAAAGAGCGTAAAGACCGCGTAGAAGATGCCGTACACGCTACACGGGCTGCTCTACAAGAGGGAATCGTCCCCGGTGGTGGCATAACTCTATTCCGTACGATTAACAAATATTGGAACAATAGTCCCGATAAGAGCATCTACGCCGAGAGACTGGTTATGAATGCCATGGAGAGACCCATTGAGCAGATTCTCATGAACTCTGGCAAGGATGAGAAGGCTATTCAAGGAATCTGTCAAAAGTTAGACTCTGTGGATGATTTTCACTTTGGGTTCGATGCTCAAAAGGATGAGTTCGTCGATATGATAGAAGCTGGCATTATTGACCCCACAAAGGTCGTTATCACAGCTCTGGTAGACGCCGCATCCATTGCGAGTCTATTCCTAACGACTGAAGCTGTATTAGTTGAGGAAAACGAAATTTCCCTGAACTCTCTACAAAATCCCAACAATCCCTATAAGATCAGAACTTAATAGATAAAATTAGTTTCAATTTTTACCAATAGTGTTATTATATTACTATACGGCTATATGCTGTCGACCCTTCGGGCGGTCGTTTCCTTCTAGGTAACAGGTTTTGGAGTCTGTCTACCTCTACGCTTCACAGCGATAAATCCTCAGAATTTTTGAATTTATATATTTATTTTATAGGAGTTAAACATGGCATACGGTATTAATGCGCCATTCGGTTTAGTCCCTTTTTCCTATTTTGGGTCAACGGGATGGAATGGCGGTTTCCAGGAAATGCCTTTCTTGGCAACCACAGCTAACAGCATGTACAGGGGCGACCTTGTAACTTACGCTGCGGGCGTTCTAGTTCAATATATTGCGGGTACTACCCCTACAGGTACTGCAGGTGTTTTCATTGGTTGTCGCTATCAAGACACCAACGGAATTTGGCAATTCTCTAAGTACTGGCCACAAGGAACAGCTGTAGCAGCTGGTACTCAGCCAATTGCTCAAGTTATTACAGATCCCAATACAATCTTTACGATTCAGTCTGCTGGAACACTTATTGTAACGAACGTTGACTTTAACTGTGAAATCAGTGGAGCAGGTAACCCATACGCGGGTAACACGGCAACTGGTCTATCGGTAATGTCACTTTCAGTTACTCCGGCAACTACCGCAACATTGCCACTTCGCATCATTGGCGTCGACCCAACACCGGGTAATGCTTTTGGCGTGCAGTTCAATAATGCCCTTGTAGTCATCAACACATCTGCCTTCAAGGCCGGCACATTAGGAGTTTAATAGAATGGCTATCATCACTTTACAATCGATCCAGTCATTATTGCGTCCTGGCTTGGCCGCAGTTTTTGGCGACTATATGACCTACCCGGATCAGTGGAAGGAAATATTCACCAGCCACGTTTCGAACAAGGCAGTTGAATATGAAGTAGAAATGAGACTCTTGCCAGTAGCGCTGTTTAAAGCTGATGGTGGTGCGGTTGCTTATGGAGACATGGCGCAACAGTATACTACATCTTACTTTCACCAGAACTTTGGAATCGGGTTTCAAATCACTGCGAATACTATCAGAGACAACTTGTACAAGGATGCTTGGCCTCGCGCTACTGAGTCTGGTAAGGACTCCATGCGTCAAGCAAAAAACATACAGGGTGCCGCAGTTTTGAACAACGGATACAATGCGAACTTCCCTGTATCTGACGGTCAAGCACTGTTCTCTTTGGCTCACCCAGTTCTGGGAGCTAACGTTGCCAACACTTTTGCGATTCCTACCCAGTTGAACGAGACTTCCCTGCAGGATGCATTGATTGGCATCCAGAAGTTCTTGAACGCCTCTGGTCTAAGGATTGCATTGGGTGCTGAAAAGCTGATTGTCCCGCCTGAACTTCAGTTCACAGCCGATGTTCTTTTGGGGTCTAAGTATCGCGTTGGAACTGCAAACAACGACATCAATGCCATGTACAACCTAAGTTCTGTCCCTATGGGCTACAAGGTCAACCAATTCTTGACCAACCCAACGCAGTGGCAGTTAATAACAAATGAGTCAAACGGCTTCAAGTACTATGAGCGTGACCCATTGTCTATTGATATGTTTACCGACACTACTACTCGTAACTTGAACGTTACTTTTGTAGAACGGTATTCCTTTGGTTGTTCAAACTGGCGCGCAACGTTCGGCTCACAAGGAGTTTAACTATGTCTATTACAACACCTAGCAGGGGCACACATGCGTCTGATGGATTTAGAAGCGGACCGCTATTACAGACTCAATATTCTGTAAGTGCGAATCCGAATATTTTTCCATCGACGCAATTGTCTAGCCCTGTTGACACACAGCCGCCTGGGGTGTTTAACACACCCTTGGCGTTACTAGATATAATCCCCACTCCTGTATCAGCGGCGGTAATTTCACCGGCTGCTGCTACGGCAGCACTTCCTTTTGTGACTGTGAATGGGCAAGGGATTACATTGCTTCCTTTCGTCAATGGACTAAGTAAACTCCCTAGTGGTGCCAGCATTTATCTTAAGGGTGCCACGACAACTGTTGTTCAATTGGATGTTCCGAGGAACCTGACTTATACCAGTTCTGCGGATGACCACTTGAAGCACGTAACAACTCTTGGTTGGGATCTATATGGCCAGCCAATGACAGAGCAAACGACATTGACAAACACTTCTGTTGCTGTTGGTAAAAAAGCTTTTTACTACATTAAGTCTGTCACTGTCAGTGCGGCACCCGCAGGAACCGTTTCAGCAGGTGTTGGTAATGTCTTTGGTTTGCCTTACTTCTGTCCATCAACAAACTACTTTGGCGCGATTATGTACAATAACGCCATTGATTCCGGTCCGCTCTTTGTGCCGGTAGCTTTGGGTGCTGGTCCACTAACAACGACACTCGGAAGTGCGACCGTTCTTGTGGCTGTTGCTTCTACAGCTGGAATGTCAATAGGTCAGACAATTATACTTTCTGGCCTAGCGGATTCAGGAGGAATCGTAGCTGCGAATTTAAACATCACAGCAACTATTACAGCTTTAGTAGCTAATACTTCGTTTAGTTATACATCTAATGGAGTAGGTGGTGTTGGGGCTGGTGCTGGGCAAGGTGGAGCAGCTGGATTCTATCAGCTTGTTAACTATCTTGGCACTGTTACGGTTGCAGACCAACACACGGCTACGGCAACGACTGGGGACGTAAGGGGTACTTATACACCTTCTACGAATGCAGACGGAGTCAAGAAGCTGACAATCAACTTCTATGCTCCAAGCGCGGATGCTCGTAAGTACAATGATTCGTCTAATTCGGCTGGTGTGATTCTGAACAGCAGTCCGTTCTCATCGACAGCAGCAAGTGCTGTTGTTAATGTTCTTGCGCCTAATCACCAGCTTACAGGCGGTGAATTGGTAACAATCAGCGGAGCGACATCTACTGACGCAACTCTTCTGGCTGCAAACTTGAACCTGAGTAACGTACCTGTAACGATTGTTGATCAAAACAACTTCACCTTTACGGCGACTGCAACGGCAACGACTACTGCAACCTACCCGGCGGGTATTGGTGGAGCGGTGGTTGTTCTTTCGCCTTCTAAGGGCAATTTGTATCAACTACCAGTTGGACGTTTCGGCGTTCAACAGTTCTAATAAATAGGAGTTCGTAATGGCAAGATCGATGATTATAACGTTTCCAAAAGCAAGTGCCACAGCATTATATGCTTTAAGTGTCGCTGGCGGAGGAGCAGGACTCATCCCTCTTGCCATTCCCTACCCCGTGGTATTTCCTAATATATCCCGACCAATAACATTAACATCGACCGATAACCTGGCAGGCGTGAACTTCACGATTGTCGGCACTGACCTTAATGGTCTAGCAACGACAGAAGTCCTTGCGGGGCCTAACAATGCGACTGTCCACAGTGTTAATGCCTACAATACGATTATAAGCATTACAGCGAATGGCGCTTATACGAACTTCAGCGCGGGCACCTATACGACTGGATTTATACAATGGGTACCGATGAATTATCAAATCGCTACTGTATCGATTACGATTCAGGCGGTTGTGACCAACACCATCAACTACTCTCTCTATGACACTCTCGATTCCATGGGTTACTACGTGACGCGGGCGTTGAATGACAACTATGTGCCTTTAACCAATCCAACACAGAACGCGATTGTAGCAGCCCTGACGGGTGCCACAACCACGCAGTTCTATAACTACACAACCCCAGTTGTTGCCATTGGCGGCATCATCAATAGCTCTTCAGGTAATGGAGCCCTTACATTAACCATTCTACAAGCCGGAGTATAATATGACCCGTGAACCAGAGAAGTGGATAAAGCAAGCAATAAGCCATAAAGGCGCACTCAGAAAGACCCTTGGTACAAAAAAGGGTGAGAATATCTCTGAGGCAAAGCTTGAGAGGGCTGAAAAGTCAAAAAATCCGACAACCCGTAAGCGGGCGCAATTAGCTGAGACATTGAAGCATATGCACAAGAAATAGGGTGATTCGTGGCCGTATTAAGTTATACATATAACTTTTATAACAATACCCTGATAGATAGCTACATCACAAAAGCTTTCCAGAGATGTGGGATTTTGGGGCCTGACATCACTGGTCTTATGGCTGATTCGGCCGTATTTGATCTCAATTTGATGTTTTCGGAATGGGCTAACAAGGGTTTGAACCTCTTCACGGTTGAGAAGAAGATGTTCAACCTCAACCAAGGTCAATCCTCCTACATTTTGGATCAATACACGGTTGAAACCACAGAAGTGACCGCTGGGCTTAATCTACAGCTTTTGGGTGGTGTTGCTGCATCTTCAGCGGGTGGTAACGCTGCTGGTCCCTTTTCTGGCAATCCTTTAACTCCTTGTACGCAGGTGGCACCCAATGGAAATATTTCATACACCTATCCTCCTGGATCAACTCCTTGTGTTTATTATGTTGGCATACAGTCTTTCACCAACACCACTTACTCTATCGTCATTGAATATACTATAGACGGCGTTTTGTGGAATTTGGCTCTTGAGATTCCGAAACAGCTTTATCCTGCTAATAATCTTTTGTGGTTTGTCCTCCCTGCTCAATTGAATGTCTCAGGCATAAGAATCAGAGAAACAGGGGGAGCGACTCTTAATATCGCAATTATAAACATCTCTCAGCCGACCTATAGCCGTATCCTATCGCCTATCTCACGCGCGGAATATACATCGTATCCCAACAAGACCAATCAGGCTGTACCCTCAAGTTTCTATCTAGATAGGCAAGAAACTCCCATTATGGTTTTATGGCCAACACCTGACCCTACGTATCAGACGATAGTCTATAACGCCTCTCAGCAGATTATGGACGTTAATGCGTTGGCACAGAATCCCAACATCCCGCAGCGCTTCATGGAAGCAGCTATTGCAGGATTATCGGCACGAATGGCGCTAATATTCGCGGCTGACAAGTTCCCATTGCTTGATTCTCTCTCCCAGAGAGCATTCGATTTGGCAGCACGGGAAGATGTTGAGAATGTCCCGATGCGCATTACACCTAATATATTTTATACTTAAGGAGGCAAAATGTTTCCAAAAGGTAAATTTGTACGAATAAACCCTGAAAACCCGGATGCAGTCGCCCGATGTGACCGCTCCGGTCAATTATGTAATCACGCTGATTTAGTCAAGCAAATGGATTATCGCGGTAATGGATTATTGTGGACGGGCTTGTGGGTTAACAAATGTTTTGCGGATGTTCCTAATCCTCAGAGCTTAAACCCTGTTTTAAAGCCCGACCCCGTTCCTGTAGATCATCCACGTCCTTGGGAAACAGCGCAGGATTATTGGTCAAATCAATACGGAAATTGGGACGTCCAGGCACAGCCTATATGGGCTGCTTGGGGTGATTGGAGAAACGTGATTTAATGGCGAGTCTATCAAACTATTCACCCGCATCAACCTACCCTAATATTCTTCAATTGAATACCAATGGGTTGGGATTGCAGACATTTCCACAGAATGTACAAGACGGATTGGGAAACAATACCGTCATGTCTCTCTGGACGACAGGCGTTAACTTTAGTCGCGCAGGGGGCGCTCAATTCCAACTCGATGGCGTGCCTTTAACAGCCAATGCGGCAGCTCTTAATAATATCGCGACATTTGCGAATTCGAGCTATTTGCTGACAAACTTAGATCCACAATTGCCAAACGCGAACATCTTGTTAGCCGCACCGGGAATTACTTTAGTGCCTGGGGTTCAGACTAATACCATAACGCCAGCTTTAGAGCTTGCCGGGATACAAGCTCTTCTAGCCTTAAATCATACGGGATTTGTATCTAGAACAGCGGGAAGCACTTATTCGCCAAGATTGCTCACGACTGATGGAACTCTGACGATAACAAACCCTGCGGGAATTGTTGGAGATCCTTTTTTCCAGGTAACACCTGATTCTGTCGTTGAAAGGGTCACTGTACAAAGAAGTGGAATCTTTCAATCAACAAGATCCATTCTCAACTTCATCCCAGGAAATCTCGGAACAGGCATTACCATTTTCGATAACCCCGGAAATAACAGCGCAGACATCATCATTACCTCAGCTGGTGGTGGTGGCGGAGGCGGAGTAGCTACTGTTATAGGAACCGCAAACCAAGTCACTGCTGTTACCGATGCCTTCTTTAATGTCACTGTTGGTTTGCCTAATAGCGTTATCGTCAACACATCCTTAATCGCTGGCAACATGGAGCTTGTCGGAAATACTCTTTCTTCGGTGAATGCCAATGGCCCTATCATCCTAGAGCCTTCTGGCTCGGGTGCTATCGAGCTTATGAATGCTACTTTATTCCAGCCCGTTCCACTTCGTTGGTATAACGCCGGTGGCACGTTCTATTCGGCATTCCAGGCATCCAATGCGCTTGCAGGTAATACTACGTGGACCCTTCCCCTTGGTGATTCTGTGGGTACGCAAGTCCTCGTCTCTAATGGTGCTGGTCAGCTTTCCTGGGCAACCAATGGAACTATTACCTCAGTTTTGGGAACAGCAAACCAAATTACGGTTAACACTGTTGGAACGACCGCAACAGTCTCGTTGCCGAACAGTGTGATTATCACAACATCCGTTAGGGCCGGTAATCTTGAGATTATTGGAAATACGCTTGAGGCAACGAATGCTAATGGGAATGTAATTCTGAGTCCTCAAGGAACAGGATCAGTTCAGCTCATCAATGGGACATCTGCAAATCCGGTTCCGCTTCAGTGGTACAATGCGGCTGGAACTTTCTTTTCAGCCTTTATGGCATCGAATGCCTTGGCGGCGAGCACGACTTGGACATTACCAACGGCTGATTCAGTAGGGACTCAGGCGCTTGTCTCTAACGGTGCTGGACAGCTTTCATGGGTCACGGGTGGCGGCGGTATCACATCAGTTGTTGGGACAGTAAATCAGATTACGGTTAATACTATAGGAACGGTAGCCACGGTATCTTTACCTAATAGTGTCATTATCCCGACCTCCGTTAAGGCCGGTAATCTTGAGATGATTGGTAATACCCTTGAGGCAACCAACGTCAATGGAACCATTATATTACAACCTCAAGGCACAAGCCCCATTCAGATTCTTAATGGAACAGGGACTCAACCTGTTGCTATGCAATGGTATAATGCTGCGGGTTCGTTCTTTTCAGCCTTTGTGGCATCGAATGCCTTGGCGGCGAGCACGACTTGGACGCTCCCAATAGCAGATTCAGTAGGCACACAAGCGCTCGTTTCCAACGGTGCTGGTGTTCTTTCCTGGGCGACTACGGGTGGGATTCCATGGACATCTGTAACAGTCGGCGCACAAGCTCTATCCCCTAATAATGGCTATGTAACGAATCACGTCGCTGGCGTTACGTATACCTTACCAGCTACGGCAAACCTTGGAGACCAGATTCAGATTGTCGCCTTCACTGGTATCGCAACAATTGATCAGAATGCGAACCAAAATATATTTATTGGTGCAGGCGCAACAACTACGGGTGTGGCGGGTTCATTGACGGCAAATACCCAGAATGATGGCCTAACATTGATTTGCATATTTCCAGGTGCCAATACGATTTGGCGAGCGACGAACATTGAGGGATTCTGGATATTGGCATGATGATTGGATTTAATAGATGACAGCTTATAACCAACTTGGTGTAATAGCAGGTCCAGCAGGTACGATACCTATTTCTGGCGGTGCAAGCGCTCCATGGGGCTTTACCACAGCTACCTATCCCTCAACAACAGTTGCTAACCAGCTTCTCTATTCAACGGGAACGAATACCATCGGCGGACTTGCCACAGGTAACAATGGCGTTCTCATCACCTCAGCCGGTGGTGTTCCTTCAGTAAGCTCTACGCTGCCCACAGCGGTACAAACCAACATCACCGAACTTGGGACGGTGACTGTTGGTACCTGGAATGGTGGAATCATAGGGCCAACCTATGGTGGCACAGGTATCAATAACGGAGCCTCTACCATCACTATTGGTGGAAACTTCACGATGTCTGGGGCTTTCAGCTTCATAGGAACATTAACAGCAGCCACATCGGTGACTTTCCCAACGTCAGGAACTTTGGCGACAACGGCTTTGATTCCAACTTTGCCTCTCACAATGGCAAATGGTGGCACAGGCGCAAACTTAACGCCTTCCAATGGTGGTATTTTCTATTCGAATGCTTCAACAGGTGCGATTTTGGCAGGAACCGCAACGGCTGACCAAGTCCTTTTGAGTGGCCTATCAGCGGCTCCGATTTGGTCAACGGCCACATATCCTGCTACCACTACGATTAATCAGATTCTTTATAGCTCGGCAACGAACGCAATCACTGGTTTGGCCACTAACAATAACTCAATTCTCATAACATCCGCTGGTGGTGTTCCTTCTTTAAGCACAACTCTGCCATCTGCGGTGACAGGCAACATAACCACACTGGGAACTATCACTTCCGGCGTATGGAATGGCTCAGTCATTGGACTTGCCTATGGTGGCACAAACGCTAACCTAGTGGCATCGAATGGTGGCATATTTTATTCGACAGGTTCAGCGGGTGCTATCCTCTCAGGAACGGCAACGGCTAGCCAAGTCTTATTGTCGGGTTTATCGAGTGCCCCATCTTGGTCAACGGCTACATATCCGTCTACTACGTCTCTTAATACTATTCTTTATTCATCTTCTGCTAATGTCATAGGGCAAATAGCAGCTGCTGCTAATGGTGTCCTTGTTACAAACAACTCAAATGTTCCTTCAATACAGACATTGACAGCTGGTCAGATTCTTATAGGAACCACGGGTGCTGCTCCGACGGCGACAACACTCACAGCTGGATCAAATATAACCATTACAAGCGTTTCCGGTTCCATCACCATCAACTCGACGGGTGGTGGCTCTAGTACGACTTGGACTATCCAATCGGCTGCAACCGTAACAATGGCCGCATCCCATGGTTATTTCATGCAACGTGGCTCCGCAATCACAGCGACATTGCCCGCAACGGCAACCATTGGAGACACTATCCAGATCATAACATCTAGAACCAATATCGGGGTGACAACAATAGCTCAGAATTCCGGGGATGAAATTTTTATTTTTAGCGGTTTAACGACAACGGGAGTCGGCGGTTCGCTCGTAAACGTTCTCAATGGAGCAGGCATTACTCTTGTTTCATCTACAACTGGAAGCTCCGGAAATACTTGGTTTGCAACTAACATAATTGGCGACTGGACATATGTATAAAGGAAGCGGGATACTCTAGATGGCAACTCAAAATCAAATAGGTTTATCGACTTGGACACAATATACCGTTGTCATGGGAAATGGCATTGGATCTCCATTAATATTTTCTGGTTGTACATATCCAAATACGACAACTATTAACCAACTTCTTTATAGTTCTGCATCCAATGCAATTACAGGTCTTGCGACAGCAAACAATGGAGTCCTCATTACATCTGCCGGTGGTGTTCCTAGCATCAGCTCAACTTTACCAACAGCTGTAACCGGAAATATAACAACATTAGGCACTATAACATCAGGTACATGGAATGGCTCAGTCATTGGACTTGCCTATGGTGGCACAAACGCTAACCTAGTGGCCTCGAATGGCGGTATCTTTTACTCAACGGCTTCTGCGGGCGCTATCTTATCTGGAACCGCAACAGCCAACCAGATACTCTTGTCGGGTTCCTCGACGGCTCCTGCTTGGTCAACTGTGACTCATCCGGCGACGACTACTATCAATCAAATATTGTATTCATCTGCTGCCAACGTTCTTTCTGGTTTAGCGACAGCCAATAACGGGGTGCTTATTACAAGTGCTGGTGGCGTTCCTTCCATATCTTCAACGATTCCATCGGCGACTCAGTTGAATATTACCCAATTGGGAACGGTAACTTCTGGCACATGGAACGCGGGTGTTATTGGTGGCACCTATGGTGGCACGGGTGTCAACAACGGTGCATCGACGATAACCATCGGTGGTAATTTCGCGATGTCGGGTTCTTTTGCTTTCACAGGGATATTAACAGGAACGACAAGTGTCACCTTCCCAACATCAGGGACTTTGGCGACAACGGCTTCAATTCCCGCATTACCAGTTTCATTAGCGAACGGTGGAACGAATGCGAACCTAGTGGCCTCTAATGGCGGAATCTTTTACTCTACAGCTTCAGCCGGAGCTATCCTTGCGGGTACTGCGACGGCGAACCAAATGCTCTTATCAGGCGCTTCTACGACTCCTGCTTGGTCAACGGCTACGTACCCAGCGACGACGACTATCAACCAGATTCTTTATTCCTCGGCCAACAACGTCATTGCAGGGCTTGCGACAGCGAACAGTGGAACCTTAGTGACATCTGGCGCTGGTGTCCCGTCTATCCAAGCCTTAACAGCTGGTCAGATTTTGATTGGAACTACGGCATCAGCTCCGGCAGCTGCCACACTTACACAAGGTACAGGTATCACAATTACCAGCGCGACTGGCGCCATTACGATTGCGGCATCCTCTAATGGTGGATTTATCTGGAACAACCAAGCATCGTCGTCTGTGACAATGGCTGCTGGCAATGGTTATATCATTAACAACGGTGCGTCTCTTGTGACGTTGACAGTGGCCAGCGCACCTACACTTGGGGATACCTACAAGATTGTTGGATTCTCGTCGGGTGGTTGGAAGATAGCTCAGAATGCCTCGCAGCAGATAATATGTGACGGCTCTGCAACGACAGCGGGTGTTGGTGGATATGTACAGTTTAACCAGCAATATGACTGCATAACGATCACTTATTGCGCTTCAAACATCTTTGTTGTGGATGGTGTTGTTGGTGGACCAACGGTTAACTAGGGAATAGAATGGCAACTATTATTACCGAACTTGGAAATTTGCTCCCGCTCACTTTGGTGAATGGCGGGACGAACAATATTGGCTTAACAGCCACCATTGGCGGTATTCTCTATTCTAACGCATCCAATGCGGTTGTCAGTGCAGGAACAGCAACTGCAAATCAAGCCTTGGTTTCGGGATCATCGACAACTCCAGCATGGACTACTGCTACCTATCCGGCCTCCACAACGCTTGGCCAACTTATGTATTCCTCATCGGCAAATGTCATAAGCGCCTTAACTGTTGCCAATGGCGGTGTTCTTGTGACTTCATCTAGTGGTGTTCCCTCTGAAG